TTTAAAACAGAGCAAAAATCTTTGCAAAAACCTGGCCAACTTGTTAAAGAATTTATACAAAATTCTAAACAAGAAATAAAAGAAGAAAAGCAAAGACTAATGCAGGAGTATTCCGGTGATAATATCGATTAATGGTTGGACAATAGCGTTTCTAATAACTCTATTTTTATTTATCGGAACAACCCTATTTCTGGTAAGATACATCCGTCAGATTCTAAAACAACTAATGTTTGTTTCTGATAATCTTAAAGGACTAAACAATGAAGTCATATCTTTTACCTCTCATCTTCGCTCTTTATATAAAATGGAAATGTTTTATGGAGACGAAACTCTTAAAGGTCTAGTTAAACACGCAATGCTTCTTGTAGAAGAAGTAGAAAAGTTTGGATACGTAATGGACCTTACAGCCGAACTCCCAGAAGGATACACAGAAGAAGAGGAAGAAGATCCAGAAGACAAACTAATGAAGGAACTATTTGATGAAGAAAGCGAAGTCCCAAAGGAACTATTTTACGCAGGATCACGAAGAAGCAATTCTTAAATATGTAGCGTCTACTTCAAAAGAAGAAAGAACAGAACTTTACAAGATCTACATTGGCCCCGCTTTTCAAGAAATGGTAAACAAAATAGTTTATTCATTTAAGTTCACAAATCTGCCAAATATTGAATATCTTATGGATGAATGTAAGATTTGGTTAATCACGATTCTTGATAAATACGATACACAAAAAAACTCAAAAGCGTTCTCATATTTTTCTGTTATTGTTAAAAACTGGTTTATCCAAAAGACAAAAAAGAAAGCAAAAGCAGTACAATATGAAGTTCCATTAGACGAAGTAACGAACGAATCTGAAATGGAAAGAAATCCAGAAGACGACATAAAACCAGAAGAAAACTTAATATCAAGTCAGTTTGTTATTTATCTTCGCGCAGAAATGGTTGATTGGGAAGAAATAGCAGAAAGAACAAATGACGAAAGAGTTGTAAAAGCAATACAAATACTTTTAGATTCAGCACAAGAAATAGAGATTTTCAATAAAAAGGCTATTTATTTATATCTACGGGAAATTACTGGTCTTAACACCAAACAAGTTGTCGCCAGTTTAAAAAGACTTAAACCACACTACGACTTGTTCAAGAAATCCTGGGACGATGGGGAAATATGAGCAAGAAAGTAGATGATTATCTCGACAAAGCAATAAAGAATATTGAAGACGATAGGGATGTCACAAGACAACTCCTAGACGACATAATGCGCCTCCTTGCGAAAGATGAAGAAAACCACAAGTACGCAGGCGCAGTAGCAGCGAAATATGTAGAAACGCTACAAAGATCAAACGAACAACTGGTCAAAGTTGCTTCGCTTATCCAGAAGAATTCAGCAGATAGTTATAACCTTAATGAATCAGACAAAGAGCAACTTTATCAAATGCTTCAGGATGGCGACGGGGATAATTAAAAATGCAACTAGATAAGTCGTTTGGTTTTGATAAAAAAGGCGCAAGCATAAGACAAAACAGAGTCACCACTCAACAACTGGTTGATGGTATAACTCAAATTAATAGCAGAAACATTGTTATGGGCAAGGTTGTGGATTTAAATCAAGTTTTGTATGGTTATACAATCAGCGATTCTACTTCACTTGATGAAGATGACGGAATGTTAGATAACAATGAATTAGCGGAAATAAAATATAATGATTCTGAAACAGGTTTAACACAAGCCGTGTATGTTAGAATTCCTTTAATTCATGATCATTTAGATGATCCTTTATCATATGAAATCGTAGGACAAACAGATGTTTCTGCGGCAGACACTTTTAAAGATTCTGGAAAACAAAGTACAAGCAGCTTGACTGGTAAGAAACTTTACGCTTCTTTGGCTAGCCATACAAGATGTACGGTTGATCCAACGGTAGCCAATCCCACAACTCAAATACATAAAAATCAATTTGTTGGTGTAAGATTTTTAGATTATGGGTACAAATACGCACATATCGTAACCCTTCCAAATCAAAGTCAAATGTGGTCTGCTATAACTGCTGGTGATTTAAGTCCTATTTTCGGTGTAGGTTCTGGTGTGGGTTTTTCTGGTGCCGCTTCTGCTGCAACAGTTGGAAATTATGTCGCAAGCCCAGGTAGCATGATACTTATCGGGGCTTCAACTTTAACTTCCGCTACAAGAGTGTCAGGCATACAAAAAAGATTAAAAGAAAGAAATATGGACCCCAAGATAATCCAAATTGCCAAAGATGGTGGGGGTTTGGCTTATGCTAATTCTGGATTTGATTTGGCAAAAGGAGGAACTAATATTCGTTGGTTTATTCCTCAATTGATAAAAGTTCTGGGAAATGAGCAAGAGAAGCAAAGATATTCTAGTTTCAAATATGTAATTTTTGGATACCCAAATAGTAATGATATGCTCCAAGTCCCAGGCGCAGATGCAGAGAAAGTTATAAGTAATACACAATCTGCCTTAGATTCTGTTGGAAGTCAAATAGATCCAATAAGTAAAAAGCCACTTAAAGATTTTTTAAAACCACAAGATTTGGGAAAATGGTTTAAAGATTGCTTAAAGCTTTTATGTCCTAGTGCTGATGTTATATATTGCCCATGTGCGATGAGGTGGGGTGGTGCTTCTGCTTGTCAGGATTATGATTCGAATTTTTCTTATATTCGAACTCTTGGATATTATGAAAACTTTAAGATAATTAAACATGTTGTTATAGGGTCTCACCACATTGCTGGGGAAGATAATACAAATCGAGATACTTCTATAACATTTTCGAAAATCATCGGTAGTGGAGGGACTAGCGAGCCTGATTGGAATAAAGGAAATGGTATCACTGGAATATCCAAACAAACGGATGCTTGGGTAGATATAGCACAAGGAGTGGCAAAAAATCATTTTATAAATTCTAATTCACAATATCCAGCAGAAGCAGAAGTTTCGCCTCTTCCTATCTCTGATAATTTAAGAAGATTTTGTAAAGAAAACTATTCTAATCTTGAAGGATATTTAAAAAAATAAATGGCACAATTACATTCTGTTAAATATTGGTTAGAAATTTTATATATCGTATCACTTAAAGAAGGAGTATATGAATCTATACAGCCTAGCAGCACATACCCAGGATTAACACAAAAGACCATAAAAGAAGCATGGGAAATACAAAAAAGCAGAAAAGCTCCAAATGTTACTGCTGCAATCGGCAGATATCAATATGTTGGCAAAACTAGTGATAATGGTGCTGCTATAAGAATAGCAGCGGAAGGTGCTGGTTTAAATTGGGAAACGGATTTGTTTAGTCCTATAAACCAAGATAAGATGGCGGTACATAAAATAGAAGGATTTAGAAAAGTAACGGAACAACTGATAAGGGAAAATCCAGTTGAAGCTGCCAAAAGATTAGCAATGGAATGGGCTTCACTGCCTGTATTAGCCCCAACCCAAGGAGCAAAAAGGTATTTGGAAAGAGGACAATCTTATTATACAGGAGATGGGTTAAATAGGGCCGGTGTAACGCCAGAACAAGTAGAAGGTGCTTTTGCAAGATTTCTTAGACAGCAACCTGCTTTATCTAGTTATGGCGGGATAGCAGCCGCTGGTGAGGATCCTGCTTTAACTGCTCCTTTTGGTAATGGTGGAGATAATGCCCCAACTTATGCAGCCGCCACCTATAACCCGGTTGTAACTCAAAGAGATGTGCCCCTGCTATCACTAGATGAGTTACTGGATTTACTAAGACCAGAAAATAGAGTGCAAAACATTCCTTCGACAACCCCCAGGATTACTTCACAACAATTTTCTGATGACAGAACATTAGATTATAAAGCAAATTTATATTCTTCAAGATCATATAAACAAACTCTTTTGCCACCAAGAGATAGTTTCTGGGGAATCGTAACTGATGTAGTTACCATAGCAAAAGAAGAATTGTCTTTAAGATCAGCCCAAGATTTAATGGTAACATATGCTTTGATAAATAAAATCAATCAACCTTTATTAGAAACAATCGCATATGTTTATCCTATTACAGATGCAGAAGGTAATCCTTTGGAATATCTTCCAGAAGAACAAGATCCAAGAACTCTTGCTATCGATAGATCTATGAAGTTTGAAGCTTTTTATGACAGATTGTCAATTGGAACCGATATTAGCTCTAAAATAGAAAAAGATTCAATTGTAAAAGTTAGATTGAAAGGTCCAAATAGGAATATGGCAAGAATAGTCGGCGTTATTGGATCACCTTCGACGATATTTGCCAATTTAATCGGAGGTTCCGCTGGCGGAGGCGCTGGGGCACCTTATGGGGCGGCTGGTTCTGTGCCAGGGCAATTAAATGCCGCAGATCCCAATAGTCAATCTCCTCCCGGAAGAATAGTTGGGCCTGTTGGAGAAACGGCGTGGATAGGGGAACAGCAAGTTACCGAAAAAACAGAAAAAACTTATATAACAGATATTTGTGATATGTCAGCTATCCCATATCTTGCTGTTAATATCGTTTATTACTATGGTAATAATTTTACAGGAGCGCCAATAACAGGGTATCAGGCTCCAAAAGCTTGGAGTCACTGCAACTATATAAAAAACTTTTATAGAGCAGCAAAAGCCGCATATGATAAAGGATATGGTATAATAGTTTATGATGGTTATCGCCCACATGATGCGCAAAGAGGAATGGCAAAATGGGCAGATAGTATAGGAAAGCCATGTTTGTACAAAGGACCTAGCGCAGCAGGCGGGTGTGGTGTAATGATAAGAAACCCAGACACAGGTGGCGGAAGTTATCACAATAAAGGGGCTGCATTTGATGTTGCTATGTACAGAATACCATCTAATCCTACTATTGGGTTGGTTGTACAATCAGAAGATTTTGGTGGTCCTTTCGACAATGTTTTAGAACCAGAAACTGCTGCGTATGCTTGGAGTGGGGCCAGTGAAGAACAGAAAAAAAATAGAGCCTTACTAAGAAGTTTTATGACAGCAGGGGGGTTTGATTCCGTGTCTAATAAATGGTGGCACTTCGAAATAAAAGCTGGGAGAGAGGCTATTAGAGGCGAATCAGGATGGATTAAATAATGACATACGATAGAAAAAACTATGGCGGTATTCAAGGTTATTCACAAAAAACTCCAAGAATTACTTCTCAACAAACACAAGATAATCCTGGACTAGAATTTAAAGTTAATTCAACCAACGAATTAATGAAAAAAACTTATTACCCGAATGCAGAACCAGTTGAAGGTTTTGCAGTTGAGGAATCGTTTGCAGTATCAATAGAAGAATTGGGTTCTATCTACAATATGCATCAGCTTGTTATACAATTTTCTATGATGCTTGGGGCTATTGGAACTGATATGCCAAAATTTGTGCAAGCAGTTAGAGTTATGCATACAAGAGACAGAACTGCAACGAGTTTAGATGGTTTAAAACTTACAGAAGAGAATAAACAAAAGAAGATAGCCGAATCCACTTATACTCTTTGTTTTTTTTGGGACGCTACTTTGGCTTCGATTGCAAAAATACCAAAAAATTCATTAGTTCAATTATATTTTATAGATAATAAAAGAGAATATGGTATTATATGGAGTTCAAGTTTTTTTCAACTAGGAAATTTCAGTGGTGTCCCAAATCCAGGATTTGATAAATTTAATGGCACCACTTTGACCAACTTTGGAAGCCCAGGTGGTGGTATCGCTATCGCTGGTGGTAGTGGAGGTGGTGGTTTTGGTAATTGCAATCCATATACTTCTCCTATCATACCAGTTAATTATATTTATTGCGGAACGAGCCAAGAACCAGATAGAAAAATAATGGTCCATCCAAGTGCGCCCGTGTGCAATTATACTACTCCCGGATTTGCTGAAAATGGATTTAGCAGATTTGGTGCCAATGATTCTATTAAACCTCCAAAAATCATGGTGACACACTGGGATGTTGCAACAAGTACAAAAGCAATGTATGATGCAATAATGGCAAGAGGTGTAAAAATGGGTTTTGGCGTAGAAAGGAATGGAATGATCTTCCAATTTGCTAACGCTGGACAAGCAAGATTTGGCTCCTTGGATTTTGGAGAAGGAACCGTTCAATGCGAAGTGAATAATCCGATAGAACCATCAGAACCGGTTAAGGGATATAATATGAGATGTTATGGAAACGAAGATGGAGAAAGAAGAAGAGTTTTGAATAACCCAAAATTCTCATTTCCAGGTGGAGGCGGAGGTACGATAACTACTGAATATATTTATGATTTCTTTGATGCGCAATATTTTTCAGTTGGAGCGCTTTGGGAAGCAATTTCATATGCTTATGGTATAACATTGCAACTTCCGGGAGATAATTGGATAGATTGGAGACCAGCAGGAAGCGGAGGTCCAAGTGCCGAGCCACACCCTTATAGTGGTACATCTGATGGTTATAAAACAAGACAATATATAAAAGATAACTATCAAGGTATTTTATTCCATCATAATATAGATATTAGAAATGGTGGATCAAATGGAGTAAAAGGTTCAAGCGGCAAATGGGATATCGTTCTGCTTGATAGAAAAAAGTTTTTACAAAACGCATTAGCTATAAGAGCGCAAAGAAAATCAGATGGAACTTTCTAAAATAAACAAAGGAATAGAGTAATGGCAGACAAGAAAGCAACAAGGCGCACACCGCCAAATTCAGATCCAGTTGGTAGAAAGTTCCACGGATCTTTTATCGAATATGTTCCAACATATAAAATGGGTGATGGAAAATATATTAATCATGCTAACTCGCATATTATCCTAGAAAGAGACAGGCCAAATACAAGAGGCTCCGGGTATAGTGAGCAAGACGGCGCATCAGCTATCGATATTGTTGTTGGTCTCCAAGGAGTTGAGCCAAGCGCATTAACTGCTGTCGATAAAAACATGGGTAGCTCTACCGTTAATCGCCCAGGAGATTCTGCAAGAATTTATATATCACAAAAGTGCGATATAGACGATTATTTTGGGTTACCAGATGGTGAAATGACAAACGATATAAGCGCTGGTACTTCTGGAATAGCAATCAAAGCAGACAATGTTAGACTGATAGCAAGGAAAGGTATAAAGATAGTAACAGGAACCCAATCACCAGAAACTATTCTAGGAGATGGACAAAAAAGTTCTATACAAGTTGGTGTAGAATTAATGTCAAGAGGTGGTTTGGTAAAAGGACAGCCTATGGTACTGGGAGGGAATCTACTAAATTGTCTTGAAGAGATGGTTGAAATAGATACATCTACTAATGAGGATTTAAAAACCTTATCAAATACTTTAAGTAATTTGGTAAGTATTGTTAGCAGCTTGGCCACAATGGTATCCTCTGTTCCGGGAGGTGCTCCTGCGTCTTCTTTGACACCAATTTGTTCTGTTTTGCTAACGAGCATTCAGATGTTAGATTTAGGAATCCGAGATAGGGTTATGAATGAAAACTTTGGAGTAAAATTGCTAAAAAGAAAGTATCTAGTTCCAGAAATAAGGTTGGCTTTGATAGATCCTGAATCCAAAGAAATAGGCGACGATGATGCGGTTGGTATATTCCCTATTACAAGTAAATATCATCGTCTGGACTAATTAAATAGTGGTGTAAAAATGACTAATGTAAGAGACCCTAACAATATAACACTTGAAAGTTTGGTTGAATTTACTAGAACTGGTGTTGCAGTAGATATGGAAGCGTATGATGCGGCTGGCGGCGATGTAGCCGCTGGTGGTGTTTTAATACCTGGTTTGTTTAACGAAACCCCTTACTTAACATATAATAGCTGTATATTAAACAATCCATTAGTCAATATAACCAATAAACCAACATGTAACGAATGTTCTGGGGATCCAAACGCACTTGTACCAGATTGGAAAGTATTACAAGATGGAGACATTTATTTTAACGAAAGAAACTGCACTTACGATATTGTAAAAGATTGCTATAAAATATCATCAGACGGAAAGTTAAGAAAGAAAAATCCAATTATAGGATACCCAACAGAAGCAGAATTAGAAAACTTAAAAGAATTTGCTATCTCTGGTCTTCTTAAAGAATTTGCCAAAGCGGAAGAAGCAACAGCAGTTATTTTTGTTCCGGATAATTTTGGAGTAGTAACCGACGAGAATCTATCAGAAACAAAAGGCACAGAATATTTTAGACAACTAATAGATAATGCACAAAGAACAACTCCTGGTTCTTTTGCAGATGCTATTCTTTTGAGTGGTAAGTTTGATGATGAGGGCACAAAAAGACAAATTCCAGGACCAATAAAAAACTTCACCAGAGTAGTCCAAGAGATAGATGTTGTAAAAGAGCTTAAAAATTATTTACAAACACAAGTATATGTAAATATAAGCGAAGCAATTCCTACGAAAGTGCTTTTTTCGATTGAATATAGATTATTAGAGTTGATACCACAAATATTAGTATCAACACCATCGGTTCCGACTTCTCTATACACACAATCAGGACTAGAAGTTACTTTGCTTGGACGCGATTTTAATAGAATGTTTAATAGAGGTTCCAAATCTCTTGTTAGAGCAGCGAACTTTATTGATAATTTAGTAACAGAACAAAACTCTATGTTTTATATAAGAGTTGGTGAAAATGCAAGTCAAGATGTTCCTGTTGCTTTGGATACAAGGCTATATGCAGAGAAATTAACAGAATTCAAAAGATCTCTTTTATTTGCTATCAAAAGGTCGGTTGGCATAAGACTGAAAGAACTAGAAAAAGTAATAATTTCATTTGATACAGGACAAAGTGAAAGCGAAACAGAAGATGAAGAAACTTTGTACAAAGATGCACAAGGCAATCCTATACCTACGCCTCCAAAGATTAGAATAAAAAATATAATAGCTAATAAATTTGGTTGTCCCGATGTTGTTGTATACGATAGGGATGATCAAAATTATAGAACAAAGACAGATATTAATGAAATCTTTGATGCTATGAGAGATAGCACTTTGAATGGATATGTCTCATCTTTGCCAGATATGTTGATGTTTATAGAAGGGAAACAAGAAATAAATTGGACCGATTATGTCTTAACCTATACATATCCAGGACTTATTGTAAAAGATAGGACAATCAATCCAGGCGATGAATTGTCGAAGTGCATTAATACAAAAAGTTTAAATGGACTTGTAAATGATCTTGTTCTTGAATTGGTTGAATTCCCAAATTTATTTTTGAATTCTGTCACGGATAAAGTTTGTAATACAAAAGAGGAACTGATTGAAGAAGAGAATAGTATTAATAGACTAAGAAGGCAGATAAGAGAGCAGCTTAGAGCTTTGGCTACACAATCCGAAACACTTAGAAAGGAATCTTCATTAACTCTGCTTGCTGCAATGAATCCAGAAACAACGGCTTATTACGGAAGCCCAGATGATCTGGTTAAGAATCTCACAGAAAAAGCAACTTCTCAACTAGCTTCAATAATTGGGTCTAAACAATACGAAGATCATAAAAAATTAATTGAAGAATACGAAAAAGCAGCAAGATTAACCCAAGGCATACCTTATGGAGATACAACCGTACCTCCGACAACAAAAACATTTGATCAAGATGCTATAAATAAAGCTTATCAAGAAGTACAAGCAGTCGAAAGAGCTATGGAGCTTGTCGAACAATACCAAAACACAACTACAAAAGAAATAATTAAAGACAATTTTATAACAACTACAACAAAAAGTTTGCAACGCGCCTCATCGGAAACTTCGAACAAACCACTTGTTAATATGATGGTTCAACTTATACTTGGCGCTGTTGCAGGAGAAGATTCTAAAATTGGTGCCGTTTTATCAACACAAACACTTGTTGATGTAAAAGGCGCTGTAAAATTGAGAAAATCTGGCAAGAAAGCGCAACAACCAAAAAGAAGGCCAACAATAGAAAATGCTGGCGATAATAAGTTGGCGGCTTTGTTAAATAACTTGAATAGTGGTGGAGGTTGGTGCGCTTGGGTAGCAATGATCCAAGAGGCAGCGCAATGTATTCTAAAAGGATTGGGTATAACGGATACTAAAACAGCAATCATAAAAGCTGCTTTGAAGAAACTTACGCCATTTGAGTGGCAAAAAATGTTCAGAAACATGCCGCCAGAAATAAGAGGAAGAATACTTGGAAAAATAACACAAGTTTTGCCAGATTTGGTTGGCGTGCTGTTCCCTTGGGAAGATAATCTTGGCACAGGAACATTTAGGCCAGATTTGGCTTTGCAAACCGCAAGACAACAAATATTAAACAATGCTATATTTGTTAATCCAAAATCTCCTCCGCCACCACCGCCACCACCGCCACCACCTGAAATATTATATGAGATACCTGTTGTACATTTTGATGTTGCTAAATATGATTTAAAACAAAGTGAGGAATTAATACTAAGCAAATTTGTTGAGTTTATACAAAGTGCTTTTATTGATACAGGAGATTCTCTCGATATTCAAATCAATGTCTTAGGGCATACTAGTACAACAGCAAGTACAAAAACTAACGATACATTGTCTAAGAATAGAATGAATTCTGTCATAAGTTATATAGAGAAGAAAGGAGTGCTATCTTCTAATGTTAAAATTGTTGGTAAATATTATGGTGAGACAATTCCTGTTGTTCTAGGGCCGGAAGGTACAAAAGAGGTAAAAAACGAGTTTGAGGAAATTGAAAATAGAAGAGCGGAAATTATTTTAAATATTACACCCAAACAAGATATCACTAATCTGTCCTCCAAAGTTCAAAGCACCATAGCTAGTGTGTTAAAAGCTCAACAAAAATATCTAGAAATATATAACGAAAATGCACAAGCTTACGGGAAAGAGAATATACAAGTAGTTCAAGATGTACAAGAAATCATAGGATCTTCGGATCAACTTGGTACAACAATAGACACATTATTGAATCAACCAACACAAGAAGAATCTTCAAATTATTACTATGTCGGATCAGAGCAATATCCAGATAGCATTTATCCTGGTGCCGGTTTTGATTCTAATGGAAAACCTGTTGATGATCCAGGTGCTTATCTGAAAGAATATTTGGCAGCAGGATACGGCGAAGATGGTTTAACATTATATGTTGATCCAAACGATCCAAATGGGTATAACAAAGTGTCACCTCCCCCTGCTTACAAAGGGGATCAATCGATAGTATATGGAGAATCTTCTGGACCTCCTGTCGGCTATCAAACAGATTCAGACACTTACGCTGGATATACACCGCCAAGTATTTATTCTTCATATTTCAACGATACAACTAAAAGTACGGCTACTGATAAATCTAGTATATATAATACTTCCACTACTCCAACAGGCGGGTTGAACAAATCAGATTTGGCACTTCTTGTCCTTCAAAGCGAGGCAGATTACGAAGGAACATATAATTACACAGATATAAATGGCAATAGAGCAGCAATAGCCGGTCTCATGCAACTTTCAGATTCAGAACTTTTAGATAGAGCGGCACAAGCTGTATATCGCCAATCAAGACAAGATTACATAAACAAAAGATTGGCTGCTGGTGCCGGAGCAAAATTTACTGGGGCACTTGGAGAAATAACATCAGAAGCAATAAACATAATAATAGACATATTCATTGATCTAATTGGTGTTGATGTTCTTCTAGAAGAATTAAATAACTTGCCAGGAATAGGTTTGGTAAAAAAGATTATAAGAGATTTGCATTGTATCATACCGCCAATGCCTTATATGAAACCAACAATTGAAGAATATATAAAAAGCGCAAGATTTGATTTGTGTTATATTGGACAAAAAGGATACAAAGCTACTGCGAACTTGTCTGTTCCGCCAATATTATATGGAACAAAGATTGGTCGTCCTTTACATTTAAAAGGATGGGCTTCAAGAGCTAGAAAAGTTCTTGTATTAATTGGTAAAAAAGCCGCAGATTTATTGCTGGATCTTTTAACACAATTATTAATTAAAGCTCTTGTGAAAGTAATTGAAACTATACTTGATCTTACTTGCTCACTTGTAGCAGAAGCAGCCGCCAATTTGGCTTCAATGGCAACAAAAAATACCGATTTCCTCACAAGGTTAAAGAATGCGATTTGCCCAGACGCAGAAGTGAGTGATCAAGCATTTGGGGAAGGGTTGGCCAATGTATTAGAAGCACTTTATCCCGCTGGTTCGCCAGAAAGTTCATGTGCTGCTTCTCTATCTGGGCCAGAATTAGCTGGTTTTATCGATGCGATAGTTGTAACCCTTTCGTATGGTCAATTATATGATTTAATTCTAGGAAACCCATCAACAGAAACTTTAAAAATTGTTTCGTCAATTGCGATAGCACAAGGTGGATGTATATCGCAAATATTTGGAGATCCAACAAATATATTAAATTACTTTGCTGGATTGGGTAAGTTAATTGGAGCAAGAGATGTATTCAGCGAATTCCCTGTAAATGTACAGCTTACAGCTAATGCTACAATTTGTCCTCCGAACACTTTTCAAACACTAAGAGATTTAAGACAAAGCCTTTTAGAAGATAAGGGACTTACGCCAGAACAAGTTAAAGAACAATTAGATTTTTTGCAAGATGAAGCAATAAGAAAACTTCAAGACTTGTCTAATCTATTAAGTGAAGGACCTTTCTCCTCTCTTGAAGAGATGGCAGTTGCAAACCAAGGATGTACATTTAATGGCATAATCCAAGACGACCCATATTCCAGAAATATAAGGAACAATATAATAGAATCTATTATTTCTCCAATCGAAATAGCAGCAATGAAAGATATGATAGGGGCAGACGGCGCTATCAATATGATTTTAGCAGATACTAATGGAGCAGATTTAAAACTACATAGGGCAAGAGTTAGAGATTTTGGAAACTCAATAGGTCAGGTAAATAATCTACCCCATGAATATTATTCAGATAATACTATTAGAAAATCATATATCGATGGAAATGAATTGATAGTAGTGAATAATAAGAAAGAAAGGCTCGATCAATTTGGTCGAACAATGCCGCTTGCAAAAACAGATAAAGGCCCGGTAGGAGGATATGGACCGACTATTGGAGGGTATTTGATGAACAAATACCAAAGTTTAAGAATAGGTCATGTTGAGTATGGCGAAGGAATAAACGCACAAGATATAAAACAAGGAAAAATAGAATTTAAAACAAAAAGGTCTGATTTAACTATTGTATATCAAAATGAAAAAATCAATAAGTTTAATTCTGATCTATTTTTCAGTAGAAGAGATAGAATAGCAAAATTCTGTGTAGCCACTGGTTTCATCGATGCAGAAACTGCTGCACCATTTATGCTGGTCCAGCCTTCACAAAATACTTATGATTATACTGCTCATATCAAATATTATTTTGACTATACAAAGAGAAAAGATGTATTTTTGGAAATGATAAATGCAGTACCAAGAGTTTTCCAAATAACGAAGATAAATTATCCTGACTACTCGCCAGAAAACAGGGTCGAAAGATGCCTTGGACAACCTAAGAATCCAGAATTGAGAGAGTTTTCTTATTCTGGTGATAGGGTTGGATTAGGGTATTTTATGAAAGAAAAAATAAAGAATGCTTATAATAATGGCGATGAAGAAGTAGAATTTACACCAGGAAAAGGAATAGGAATTGTTATAGGTTTAATTATACTTGCTGTTGCGATTGCCGCCACAGGAGGTGCCGCCGCAGCCGCAGCCGCCGCTGCTGCTACCGCTGCATCTACATCCGTTCTAACTGGTGCTACCGGTACTGCTGTTGCAGCGGCAGCAGCGGCACAAAGTGCTGCAACCGCTGTTTCTACTGGGGTCGCTGCTGGTTCTGCTGTTGCATCAAGTGCTGGATTGGGAGTTGGATTTACATTAGATCCTTCGATGGAAAATGTGAATACAGGAGCAACAAAGCCTGTCAAAACTCTTAAATTCAACAGAGAGATGATGGAATATTATCTTGAATGTTGGTATGCATACGATACAGAAGCAGAAGGCATGAACGATGAAGAGAGAAAGAAGCACTATAAACCATTTTTAGTAGATGGATCTTCTTATCTACCTGATACTAGTGCTAAAAGACTGGTGTTCAACGATAGTAGCGAACTATCTTTCACTTATATAACATATCCAAAAATATATGGAGGTATTTTAGGTTCTGGTAAAGCTGACCTAGCAATGCCTGAATATTCTTTTGACTTAAAATATGATTTCAATATAGAAGATCAAAATGGTAATTTTAGACCAGAATTTAAAAATCAATATTCTGTAAGCCTTGTTGAAAAATTCAACCCTTTCAATGATATAAGGCTAAAAGCAGACCAAAGACAAGCATTAAAAGATTATTATAATCTTATAATGTCATCTCCTAATACGAAAAACGAAGATGAAGAATCGGGAGATCTGGAAGGTTATCCAAATATTTCTTTGCAAAATAATGAAATCAAAACTTTCAACAAAACTATTGTATCTACACCAGATTCAGATGTTCTATTGAGAACTGAAAACCTTATAGCTTCTTCAAGTATAGGGGATATACAATATTCTTTTGAATCGGAAGCTTTTATTAAGTTTTTGCAAGAAAAGCTAAATCAATCCGATTCTATGAATTCTAATATAAACAATTTTGCTAATACTAACACAAGAAACGAAGTCAATAATTTGTTTGATTTTGTTAATAACGGATTTGTTAGAAGAATAACAAGCGTACTAGGTGTTGGAGACGAATCGAATGTAATATTAGAATTTGATGATGCAAAAGCAAATAATTATGAAGAATATTTGACAGAAAAAGTAATGGCAGAAGCAAAAGAAATAAAAGTTCCAAAAGGCTTCTTGTTCGGGTATGACCCAGAAATAGCGCCAACCATTCATATTTTAGACCCATCTAAATACGGCGGCTCAACTGAAAACCCTCCGTATTATGTTGAGCCTCCAAATTATCCTGGCTGGATGGGTGTTGTACAAAGAATGTTCCCAGAGAAAGATGGGTGCGAACCAGCAAGATCCTACATAACTTCTATGCAAGATTTGAAAGAAGAATATGAAAAAATACAAAATCTTTATGCAAATGACGAAAGGCTTGGATTCGATCCTCTTTGTACGAAAGAAGCTCCGTATGACCAAATCTTTCAATCAAGTGTTGTGGCACAGATAGATATAGTTTTAAAAGCAACTACAAGAATGTACCTTTTAGAACAAATGTTAAGAATGATGCCATTGATTTCTACATTCCAGCCAAATGATAATAATTTTGATGAATTAATTTATATGTATCTTGCAGATACAATATTAAATCAAATCAAGACAATTGATATGAAAAGACCTTTCCCAGAAAGAGGTCCAAAAGTAGAATTAGGAGATGACGGAAAAGTACTTATACTACATCCTAATGAAAGAAGATACACATATTTCTATGGCATCCTTGAACAAGCTGGGTATAGTATTCTTAAAAAGATCGATGCGGGCGTCATAGTGGAAGACACGCTTGGTCCAACACAACAATTGGCCGTAAAGAATATAAGAGAATCTATCAGCAAATATTATCAAGATTATGATGCCACAGAAGCAGTTTTGTCGGATGAATCTATTGCTGCGCAAACTATATTCAATAGAGCAATAAATGGCGTCATATCTAGAAAAGTAAATCCATCACAAGGATTAGGTGGCTCATCTTTTGACAAGTTGAAGGCCAAAAGAATCAAAAAAGCCGCAATTTATCAAGCATTGCAACAAACAGAAGAAGATGCGAGAACTTTGTTTTCAATTTATGTAAAAGAAGAGTTTGCTAATATTTCGAAGATAATGACTGAAAAACTTGAACCTTCTGTTGAAGGTTTGGATTTGTTGTTTTTAAGTTCTCCAAAATTTATTAACGGAGCAGTAACCAAAATAAAGAACGATTACGGAAAAACAATAGGGTATGAAGGCCCATATGATGTTATGTCAGATCCCTATAATCCAGAAACTTTCAATATTGATTTAAATAAATTTAAAGTAGAAATAGAAAGTGGCGATTTTGTTGATAGAAAAATTCCGATATCAAGTGATCCGAAAGAAGCACAAAAAGACATAAATATAAATTCGAAAGAGCCATGGCCATTTGTTCTTGAAAGATATATAACAACAGAAGAGCCGGTAATAAGTAAGATAAAAGATCAAACAATATATAATGCTGTCTTTAATAGAGATGAAAAATTGTTTGGGAATATAAACTTCAATGACTGGGATTCGTATATTAAAAACCTGATAACAACGAATGAGAACTTTAAAGGGAAGATATCAGATTTCTGGGGCCGTACTGATGGAAAGAGCGGCTGGAAATGGGGTGTCAGATTATCTATGGCTTTTGGTCCATCGAGCGAGTACTATAAAACTTTCAGAGAAGTGATCGATTCTATGCCAAAAGAGGTAATAAATAAACAAAAAGCTTTCAAACTTGTTAATAATTCACAAGATCCAGGAAATTATATAATATTGATTCCCATATCTTTTGGAGAACTTGATATTGCAGATCAAGAGCTTGCTGCATTTAATTTGGATCAATTTGATTTACCATGTACTATTATGGAAATGATAAAGAGTACTGATTTTAGATTTGTTACAAAATATCTGTTCCCACAAAAAAGATATCTATCTTTACTAGGTATTTATACTGCAAATTCTTTCTTTGATTCAATCGGTAATGCAGGAAGACCAAGCGAAGGTGGCGATAGATGGACAATCCCAGGCGGAAGAAGAAATAGCCCTTTTAGAAAATGGGATAAGGGAAATATCTTCTATGATCCTCAAAAAGCAGGAAATGATACAGCCAATGTAATGATGAACACATTTATGGCACTATATAGAGCAAAAGCTGAATTTGCAAGTCATACAAGAAATACAAACAGAAGAGCATTGCCAAATCTAAAAGATTTCTTATTATCACTGCTTCCAGACCCTATACTACCAGATATTCCCTGGTTCCAGAGAAAGAACATAATTCCAAGACCATATGATATGTTTAACGAAGAATGTTCGGATACAACAGAAGATAACATAGATGAAGGAGAAATCTGATGAAAGGTGGTATTGATGCAAGTTTGCCATTAAGAATCGATTCTATCGATGGAGCATATGCTCTAAATAAGACATATAAAGATCTTATAAGCCAAAATTTAAAGATGATAATTCTAACTTCACCAGGAGAAAAGATTTTTAGACCAACTTTTGGAGTTGGTTTGAGAGATTTTTTATTTAATCAAACAAACTCTACCGATACTACAAATATAAGAACTCAGATAATAAATCAAATAAAACTTTATATGCCTTATTTGAATCTGACAAGTGTTATAGTTGAGTATGTCGATCAAGAACCACCAGGCATTAAAGTGGGCATTAGTTATGTTGTCAATGACTCGATAGCCTTTGAAGATTATTTCGAATTAACTATTTAATATCATGATAGACATTAAGAAAAAATTTGTTTCTATAAACTATACTAACAGAGATTTCAATTCCATAAGAGGGGAATTGATAAACTATGCCAATAGATACTATCCAGATTTAATAAAAGATTTTACTCAATCCTCATTCGCTTCTTTGATGATGGACACTACTGCATATGTAGGAGATTTGATATCATTTTATTTAGATTATCAGTTCAATGAATCTTTTCTAGCTAGTGCTAATGATTACGAGAATGTATTAAAATTAGCAAAGCAAATAGGATACAAGAAACAGGGTGCCAAAAGTGCATTTGGCAAAGTCGCAATATACGCAATAATACCTTCAAACGGATATGGACTTGGACCAAATACAAATTATCTTCCAATAATAAGAAGAAATTCAGTTCTTTCATCATTGGCTGGGATTTCTTTTATACTAACAGAGGATGTTGATTTCAATACTCCAAATCTTGAAACCGTTGTGGCAAGAGTGGATCAATCTACTGGCGTTCCAACCTCATTCGCTGTAAGAGCCTATGGCAATGTTGTTTCTGGACAATTCCAATATGTTGATAAACAAATAGGAGCTTTTGAAAAATTTAAAAGAGTCCAATTGACAGATACTAATATATCAGAAATAGTTTCTGTCTTTGACTCAAATGGAAATCAATATTTTGAAGTAGATTATTTATCGCAAGATGTTGTATATAAATCTACAACAAACACGGATTTAACAACGAATCAACAAACCCCCACATTAATGATACCAGTTTCTGTTCCTAGAAGGTTTGTTGTAGAAAATAAAGATAAATCTGTTGATTTGGTTTTTGGCCATGGATCTGATGACCTTTTTGTACAAGGCGCTGTTGCAGAGCCTGCAAATGTATTAATTGATAGATTTGCAAGAGATTATGTAACAGATGATATATTTGACCCATCTAACCTAATAGCAAATGAAAGCTTCGGTATAGGACCTGCAAACACAATTTTGAGAATCACATATAGAACAAATAATTTTTCAGAAACCTCTGTGGGCACCGGACAGATAAATAGATTCAGCAGACCAATCATTGATTTCGTAAATCCAAGGGCAGTACCCGCTGATGTGAGAACTACTATAATAAATGCGCTTGAATGTTCAAACGAAGAGCCTATTACATCTGAAAGCTCTGTGCCTGATGTAAAAGAAATAAAGCTTATGGCAATGGATGGTTTTGCTTCACAAAGCAGAGCAGTTACTGGAACCGATTACGAAGCTTTGCTATATAGAATGCCAAGTAGGTTTGGTTCAGTATCTCGCGCAAGAGCCGTTAGAGACCCTGATTCTCTAAAAAGAAATATAAATCTATATGTTTTATCCAAGAATAGTAGTTCAAAATTTGAATTATGCAATAATGCTACTAAAACAAATATTAAGAATTGGATAAACAATTACAGGATGCTCAACGACACGATTGATATTCTTGATGGAAGAATAATAAATATAGGAATAGATTTTGAAATAGTTGTTTCTGAACCTTATAATAAATTCAGTGTATTGAACCAATGCCTAACAATGTTAAAGACAAAACTTAATAGACCAAGATATATTGGGGAATCGTTTAATATATATGAAATATATTCTATATTAAATGATATAGACGGCGTAGCTGATGTAGTAAAAGTAAAAATCAATAATTTGAGAGGTTCTGGGTATTCAAGCGATTTCCTTAACATAAACAGATATACCACCCCAGATGGAAGGTCTATCATACCGCCAGAAAATGCAGTATTTGAAATAAAATTCCCCAATAACGACATCAATGGAGCAACCAGGTAATGAGTATCAGAAAATATTATGCTACCCAAGACACTACTATTACAAATGCTTTCAAAACCGATTTAGTAACAAGAGGTACGAACGCCAATATGGGTGCTTCTGATATTTTAGAGGTTTTTTCTATATATGGTCAAACAACCTCGTCTGCTGGGTATAGCAACGAAAAATCAAGAGTGCTTATGCAGTTTGATGTAAATCAAGTTATTGCTGATCGTTCTGCTGGCATAATCCCTGCTTCTGGTTCTATTTCGTTTTTATTGAACTTATACAACGCAAAACATGTGTATGATACTCCAAAGAATTTCAAATTAATTGTGGCACCAATATCCAGGTCTTGGAGCGAAGGCGAAGGATTGGATATGGAAGGCTATACAGATGTAGATTACTCAAATTGGCAATCAGCTTCCTCTACGACAGCTTGGACAAGTCCAGGCGGAGATTATATAACAAGTTCCGTATATCAACAAACATTTGATATAGGAACAGAAAATTTGAAAGTTGATATAACCCCACTTGTTGAACAATGGATAGCTGGTACAACACCAAATTATGGTATAGGAATTTATCTCACTTCTTCGCAGGAATCTTCAACTGAAAAATCCTATTATACAAAAAGATTCTTTGCAAGAAAAAGTCAATTCTTTTTTGAAAGACCTACACTAGAAGCAAAATTTAATGATTCAAAAAAAGATAATAGAGGCAATTTTTATTATAGCAGTTCTTTATTGACTGCCCAAGAAAATTCACAAACTTTATATTTTTATAACTATTATCGTGGAAATTTAAGAAATATACCAGATGTTGGAACTGGTCCAATTTATATTAATCTATATTCTGGTTCGACAGGACCAACAGGGAGTGCTTTACAAACAACAATAACGGGCGGTTGGGCTTCTACTGGAATCTATACAGCTAGTTTTTCTTTAAATAAACCAAATCCAGTTCTAGAAACAATTTATGATGTTTGGTTCTATGGTGGCACTCAATATTATACTGGTTCTTTTAATCCAATAGTTCTCTCACCATCTCAACATACAGATGATTCAAAATATATAACCAAAATAACAAATCTAAAAGAGATATATTATCCAGACGATGAACCAGTTTTAAGGCTTTACGCTAGACCTAGAAACTGGTATCCAAATATTTATACCACTGCACAAGATACCCCAGATACTTCAACGATAGAAAGCGCATCTTATTCTGTTTTTAGAAATATAGATAACAGAAGAGTCATAGAACATGGAACAGGTTCGTATAAAGAAACTTTAATGTCATATGATGAAATGGGAAATTACTTCAAATTTGATATGAGTTTATTAGAGCCGGACTACTCTTATTCTTTTGAAATAGCTATTTATAATGATAACTCAAAAGCTTGGGATATACAACCAGAGACATTTAAGTTTAGGGTTGAAAATCGCAAAACAGAGTAATTATAAATAGAGGTAATAGATGTCAGTTAAGAATCTGTTTGGTAATAACAAAGTTGTTACCAGTAAGAATTTTGAACAAGAGTACTTGGCTGTTGAGTCAGGTGAGAATGTCACTCAACAAATCGCTTATAAGAACAGATTTATACCTGATGTTGATTATTCATCTGCCTCTAACTTTGCGTTCTTCGGATCGGCAGAAGAATATTATACAAAAGCTCTATATAATATTCTAAACACTTTCCCTTACGACGGATCTAAAAAAGAAGTAACAGAATTTTTAAATGAATCAAGTTATTTAGATCTTTATATATTTAACAATCTTTACCCAAGATACAATGGATACGCGAAATTCAGTTCCACTGGTTGGGGAACAAGAGTTGGATCAAAAGTAGGTGGTCTTGGACTTGGAAAACCAAGTACATTAGAATATATTTATCTAAAAGGTGGTCCCCACACTGCTTCATCTGGTATGGAGTATAAACCTTTAAATGATACATTTGAATATTCAAATAAATACGATACCGATCCTTATAGTACAGAGAATGTCTTGGCTCTTGGCAGAGTTGGATCGAGAGAATCTAATTTAAAAACAGATTTCAATAATGGTATAACCGTTGAATTTTGGTTAAAGCACGGCGCTTATAGTGCTACACTAACTGAATACGAAACAATTTTCGATTTATGGAACGGAGAAGCTTCTTCAAGTGCAAATTATGGAAGAGTTTCTTTTGGACTTTTCACCGCAGTTACGAATAATATAGCTATTGAAGTTATGTCTGGTTCTGTTGGTGTGCAAACTGCATTCAGTGATCTAACCCAAGCAGAAGTTACAGATAATCAATGGCACCATTATGCTATTGTTTTACAAAATACTGGTTCAAGTTTAAATGGAAAAGTATATTATGATGGGAATTTAAGAGACGAAGCTAACTTATCTACTACAATGGGTGAAATAGGAGGCGGACTTACTGCAACCATAGGTGCCCTAAATACTTCTCCATCAGGTTCTGCATATGATTTTTCGATAACTGGTGATATGAGAGGCTGGGGTAAATTATCTGGCTCAATTGATGAATTCCGCTTTTGGAAATCTGCTAGATCACAAGAACAAATATTACAAAACTACAATTCACATATAGGTGGTGGAACAAACACCGATATAGCAAATACAGAGCTTGGTGTATATTATAAATTCAACGAAGGTATAGTAGGTTCAGCTTCTATCGATTCTATCGTATTGGATTATTCTGGTAGAATAAGTAATGGTTCATGGATCGGATACCCAGGTTCAACTGCAAGGATTACCAGTTCAGCAATTGTTGAATCAGGAGTCGCTACAAAAGAGTTTAAAGACCCAGTTCTTTATGAAAATCATCCAGAATTTCAAGCCCTTCTATCCAGCTTGCAACAGAGTGGCAGTTTCTATGACAGGGAAAATACTTCAAATCTTTATAATACTCTTCCTTCTTGGATTGCTGACGAAGATTCAGAAACGAATGGTGAATTGAAAAAACTTATGAATATAATGTCGGTTGCTTTCGACAACTTATATCTTCAAACAAAAGCATACAATAAGGTAAAAAATAACGATTACGATAGTGGATATGCACAAAGTGGCAATCTTTTAATAAAACCATTCCCTTATAATGACAGATTACTTGATAGCAACGGAATGGATACCACAGAGTTGTTCTCAAATCAAACTTTATTAGAATATATTCAAAACAGATCGATAAATAAAGATTATTCTATTGATTTAACAGAAATAAAGAATCAAATATATAAAAATATCTATAACAATCTTGTCTATATCTATAAATCAAAGGGAACCGAAAAAGCAATAAGAAACATGCTTCGTTCTATTGGTTTAAACGAAGAATTTGTTAAACTTAATGCATATAGTAATAATGCCACTTTCTTACTAGAAGATACATATGGAAATGATACTACTTCCAAAAAATATATCTCTTTCTTCCATCCTGATAGATTCGAAGCAACAATTTTTCAATCTGCTTCTGCAAACCCAAATGCACAAGGAAGAAATTATATTTCTGGCGCAATTGACAACAATCAAGCATTTACATCAGAGATAAATGTACTTTTCCCATACAATCAAGCATATTCAGAAGACGATTTCTTTGTCTATCCAGAAATAAGCTCATCTGTCTTTGGTCTTCATGTTGTTAATAATATTAACAATTTTGATTGGAAAACAAATGCATATGAAGATAGCAACTTTGAAGTTTATGCTATAAAACCAGAACTTTATTCTGATCAAGCTTACTTCTTGTTAAAAGATAGAGCAAACACTTTTGAAATCACAACAAGTGTTTATAAAGGTGTTTATGCAAATAGCGAATGGACATTCGCAGTAAAAGCCTATAATAATAAATACCCTTACTATGTTAGCGGCTCTGATGTCAAAGATTATGTGATAAGTTTTGTAGGATATAGAACCGAAGGCGAGCAAGTAATAGAAAGCTTTAATCTATCGTCAAGTATGGTTAATACCTCTGGTTCAAATTTAATAACTGCGAATAAAAGATATTACATTGGCGCAAATAAAACTAACTTTACCGGCTCTACTATAACAAAGAGCGATATTAAGGTTTCATCTTTAAGACATTATGATACACTTATAGATAACGAAGCTATAAAAGTACATTCTATTGATAGAAGTAATTTCGGTTCTAGATACCCATATGAATCAAAGCATGTATTGAATTATGGTTCTACATTGGACAATGTATATGCACCAGATCTATTATTTAACTCAATTAATATTGATTTTGAAAATGTTACAGGTTCTGATGGTAGTGGCAAGTTCTTGGTTCAAGATTTCTCCTCTGGTTCGGTTTCTTTAACAAGCAGACTACCAACAATAGGTTCTACGCTATATAACCAACACGAATTTACAGGGTACGGGTTCCCAGCAAACTCAACAAATTTTGTAAGCAGAGAGATATTGATTGGTGCAAGGCTAAGAATGCCAGAACAGATCAATAGTTCAGATATGGTAAGGGTTCTTGAAAGAGATGATGAACTCTTCACAAACGACAACCCAGTGTTCAGTATGAACTTTGCCCTTGAAAAGAGCTATTACGGAACAATTTCCCAGGAGATGTTAGATTTCTATGGTGGTGTTGTCGCTTTTAACAATATAATAGGCGAAGTTGCAGATACATATAGAGATGACTATTCTCGACTTGCATATATGAGAGCTAATTTCTTTGAAAAAGTAAATAATTTTGCAAGCATCGAGAGATTCTATAATTTCTATAAATGGATTGACGATTCTATTACCCACTTTGTCGGACAATTAATCCCAGAATCTGCGAATTTTACGAACAACATTCGTGATCTTATTGAAAGTCATTTGCTTGAAAGAAATAAAATAAAACATCAATATCCTATTCTTGAAAATAAAGGCAACACAAGACACGCCCAGCAAACAATCAGTTCCAGAGTTAATGGACAAGCAGAAAGAAATTTCAAATGGTCTGTATCTCATCCTCCTGTCTCTGCTGGATCTGTATCTTATGACCAACAAACAAATCCACAATGGTGGAGCGAAAGAGCAGATACAACGATTCCACAAAATACATCTGGCGATTCTGAAATAGATTTACAAAGAACAAATATACAAAGTGTAAAACATGGTTCAAATCAAAAATCTGTTTTTGTTTTGAACGATATAACTGGTGAAAAGTATTTTAGAAAACAAGACAATTTTAACAATCTAAATACTCCATACACTTTTGATACTGATATCGATAAAGTTTTGTCAATTGGTGGAAATACTATTCTTTCAAAGAATATAAATTTATTTAGGCAAAGGATTTCTAAATTCTCATCTGAGAATAATTACAAGTTCCTTATAACAACAGGATCGCAAGTATTCGCTAGTGGTTCAACAGGAAATGTAAAGAGATATCATGTTGTAAGTTCTTACACTGATTCGACCGGCTCTGTAACAACCGATGGCTTCGGCTTTGAAAACGCAGAACATGTATTCCCAGGAACATTTGTTAGCTCTTCCGAATTTAGCGGATACAATACAAATCTGTCAGCAGATATATCCGGGTTGCACTTGGATACTATTGACGACGATTTGGAAACCCCGGTTCAAGGACCCTTTACATCAGACCATGTTGGTGGCCTACAATATCGCCACCAAGGTTTCAACAAAGATGTTGCAACACAAAGAGCAGAAGGATTCAAAGTTTTCCCTTATAACGGAAATCAAGGTTTTACAATTACAAGCCCACAAGCTGTTTCTGGCTCAGATGCATCAAACCCCAATTTGCCATACGCTATATACACAAGAGATGAAACTGCCAAAAGACCAGTTAATATAAGAAACATTAAGTTTAATACAACTTCAAGCCTTGTTGGAAATTATAGAAGAGATAATGAAATTATAGAAACATTTGGTCGTATTTCAAACAACAGAGCTTTCATAAAAGCAGAAGGGTTTTCTACTGCAAGTATAAACACCAATCTAGTTCTTGGTTTCACAGATTATACCAAGCCTGATCGCACAATTATTAGTGGTAGCAACAGAAACGAAGAAAATAAGTTCTCCGGTTCAACAGAACATGTTATTGTTTCCAGGTTCTCTGCTCCCGGTGGCCCAGAAGTAGCTGGTGATAATCAAGGCGGATATGGATTGGATTATGAATCAGCCGAGCTATCTCCCTATAACAGCCTAAATTTCAGAAACTCTTCGGTTCGTATTCCTCAAAACAAACGCTTTTTGACAGACCATCAAAGAAAGTATGGTTTAGTATCAGGATCTTTGGTGTCACCAACAGATTATTCTTTCTCTGGAAGCACCGCTCTAACCGCCTCTGCTACAAAGATATTTAGGAATTCCTATTACAAGGTACTCCCTATTTTGAGCGGTAATGGTGACTACGCAAGTTTATCGACTCTTGCTGGAATGATTGTTGGAATTGATACTGGCTCATTCTTGGGTCAAAAGATATCACAGATGATTGCAACATCTTATTATCTTTACGCTTCAAAAGCAGAAGTGGAAAACCCAAATTATAGCTTGGTCGGCAGAAACAACGCATGGTTGAGTACTCAAATACCAGGAACAGAATACCAATATAGTTGGATTAGGGATTCATTGTGGTATAGCACAACAACCGGATATCAATCAAGAGATGGTTTGACTTCTTATAGCTCGTCTGATGGATATGTTTATGACGATGAGCTTAACTTCTATCCTTATGTAAGAGATAGGCATGACATTACTTCAAGCTACAACGATCTTTTTGTTCCTTTGAATACTACACTTGTAGATCCGTTTGATAGTGATAATCTTTTACTTGGCGATACTGAAAATAATATTCTAACAGATTATGTCAATTATTCACTTGTTAATACAATATACAGCACATCAAGTGTATTTAACGCGCTTATGAATCGTAGAAATGGTCAATATGGTTTCTCTACATTTAAACAAACAAGAGTGTCTGAAAACAACAGATTGGTACATTATTTAAGAGACAATGCTCAATTCGCTTATAGTCCAACACCAGGACAAACAAGAAATTCCTTCTCCTCTAATCTAGTTGGCGGATTGCCTATTTCTATAAAAGTCACAGATAGATTTGGAGCAACAAAAATAGCAACCGAGCCACCAATAAACTCAAACTTTGCTCCAATTAAATTTGAAATAGGTCAAATAAAAGGCCCTCTTCTCGGTAAGTCACATATTTACACAGCAGATCTTGGAAGTACTGGGTTTTATTTCAATGATGAGAAAATCATTACAGACTTAAAGATAAATCCAAAGATTCCAACAGCTTTTTATACATTAGTAAATCATTATAAGAATAATCCTGATGTTGTTTGTCGCTCTGTAAAATATAAAGAATTTGTATTCCCATCCGGAAAAAATAAATATACAGGTGAAGTAAGAGGAAGAAACAGATTTACAAACAACTTCTGGCGTGATTCTTTGACTGACAGACAAATAAAAGGACTAGAACAAAAAGATAGGTCAGTTGTTAGACCATTCAGTTTTGGATATAGAAGATCATCATGGAACCTTGATGTATTCCCTGAATTTATGACATATAATTTCTCATCTTTGTCGTATCCCTTGCCTTCTCCAACCTCGATAAACAATGGTTTCTATTCTGGCTCTTATTCTAACGCTGGTATTTTACAAAATTATACATCTTTTAACTTATATTTGCCGGGAATCGGAATTGATTATACCGAGCCAGAAGACAGAAAAGATATTGATGTACAACCAATTTTAGCAAGACCACATCTTGAACCAACTATTAAATCAGTTGTTTCGCCACATGGTATGAATATTAAATTATCCGATGGGACAATATCTAGAAATGCTTCGATATCACTGACAACAACAAATAATACTATAATTGGTTCAGGTATGGCAAAGTGGGAAGCTGGCGAACAAGCAGGCAAATATGTAAGCACATACAATAGTGAAACCCAGGCAACAGAATTGATATTCAGTTCTTCTGCGACAAAGCCTTTCTACGACTCATATGATGAATATTCAGAAGATGTCAGAGCAGCAGGTAAAGAAATGGCAATACTTCCAGAATACAGAGTATCTGAATTCACCGAAAGAATCCTAAAAGATAACGCAGACCCAGCTTCGATTACTGATAATTTGTCGATCCCTTTTGCAAAAGATGAAACAAATGTAACTATCAACAGCAAATTAACAACAGACTTCTACCAAGTATATACAAATTCTGATTTTATGAAATACTTTGAAGTTGTTAGAAAGGAAAACGAAGGTATTGTAGAGCCAGAAAGTATCACATTAAGGTGTAAGGCGCTTAAAAAATTCCTACCATACAATGGATTTTATCCAGCAGAAAGAACGGTAGAAATAGCTCAAAAATTCTATGAAAGCTACGGAAGAACTTTGCCTGGTTCTGATCAAGTAACAAACATATTTGTTAGCGGAGCAGTGGATACTATTTCAGAAACAAACAAATTCAGACCAATAAACGCTTTAATGTTTGCTCCTGGTTTGTTGTATAATGCAATTAAATCTGGTATTGCAGTTGATTACTCTATATTCACTTCTTCGATAGGATATACAAAAGAGATAAGCGGCAACAATTATTTCCATAGCCCAATTAGCGGTAATGTACAAAAAAGAATGCCTTTTGAAACTCTTTATGAGCCAGAAAAACATTTAGATGGTTTAAGGATTTATGATAACGAAGTAACACCTTGGTCTAACTTAAACGATCTATCTACAAATGATCCATTGGTGAATGAAGTAAAAATAAACTCTGCTTCTAAAACCTATCTCTATGCAATCAACAACTTCTTGGCAGAAACAGAAAGATTTTTCTTGGCTAGCAGAAGTCCAACTTATATTGCTTCTGCAAATGAACAAGATTTTAATGAAGTAATGCCTGGTGAAGCTTATGGTATGAGAATCAAAATGTACAGAAGTTTGGATCAAGGATTGCCAGTCAGTGGTTCTTGGGGCAATTATCCAGTTCCACAAATAAGAGTAGAAGCACCAGATGAATCTGCTTATTATATTTTCTTGAATAATTTTATGTTCCAAGGTGGTCCATTTGAATACGATAATAGATACTCGGGTGGTTCAAAAGTTACTGGTATAGCAACTCGCGATTCAGCTTTACCAACTCTTCAAATATCAATAAGCTTAAATGGGGTAAGTAACTATACAATAATAGGTACTGGTTCTTCTACCAATCTGCTAGGTTACACTAATAATACATTTAATATAGCTGCTGATAGTGTGGCTTATCCAGGAAATTCTAATGCTCTTTATACAGCCTACAACATAAGAGATGCTATAAATAGCTCAACAGGAGCAGGCACAGAGTTCTTGGCAACATATGTAGGTTCTGTACAAATTCCTGTTACACCTACCCCAACATATACAACAGATGGATACCCAAATAATCAATTTGTTTCTGGTAGTGGGTTTAGCGCCAAGACGACAATTGGTACGCAAGCTGTCACATACCAAGTTATCAAAGTAAAAGTATTAGACCCTTCTACTTCTGCTGAAATTGCAATAGTGAATTCCGCCCAACCAGGGAACTGGTTCAATCCAACTATGGATAGATTCTGTATTAAAGCGCAAAGCATAGAAACAACTATCGGTACAGCATATGACGATATTTTGTTGAATAGCGGAACAAGTTCGTTTGAAACTTTGTCTGGATACCCAAGAGAAACATTAACAATGTATTCAAGACCAACCGCTTTTGGTCCTCCATTATTGGCGCATACAGCATCTGATCTCACAACATTTAGTGGTACTTTAAGCGCACTAAACGGGTACAACATGCCTTATACACCTCCTTACTACGACGGAGAAGCTTGGATGGACCTGGTTTATGTCCCAGGGGGCAATGCATTGAGAAGTGATGCTATTTTGAGTGGTAATTTGGCTGCTTTCGAACCATACAAGCCAACAATCGAGAAATTACAAAAACTAGAAGTTAATACAACATCAGACAGATTAGAACCGGGTATATACATGAAATTGTGGAGATACGACAAAGAAGCAGCAGAATATAAAGTTGCAGGTAACGGGGCACAACAATGGCCAATGAGCTACCTAAACGCTAACAATAATGCAATGCAACTTGATGCAAGTATATTACCTTTTGAAATAATAAAAGACACAGCAGGTAATAGACGCTGGGCTATTAAGACAAAGTTTGAAACACCTATATTAAACTTTAATCATCTAACTTCATCTGGCGAAGTTTTCTACCCAACTGGACCTGTATCTGCTTCTGTCCCAAGAGGTATCTGGCATCAGTTTGGCAGAATACCAAAAGAAGATGAAGGAGTTTATCTACAAGTCACTGATATTCCAAGTAATTGGCTTGATAACCACCCAAGTGCTTCAATTGGATATTCAATCGGAACAGGATCTTCTGGTTTAACGAGTGGGTATAAAGTTAATGGTAAAAAACCAAAGTCTCTTGCAAGTGTTTGTAAATTCCCAACTCAACCTTTTAGATTGGGTCAAATGGCAACGGACAGAAAAGTTAGAGAAGCAATTGTCGCGATACCATTCACAGAGGAATTGACAGGCGGAACAAAACACTACTTTAATATCCCAGATCAAACGACTACACAAAAAGCAAAAATTGCTCTTGAACTTGTGAATAATGAGTTTGCTACAAAGTTTGGAAGGCAAGCATTTGACAAAGACGAATTTGATGTTGTAAGAAATCTAATGAAGATTCAAAGTCAAACACCAGAAATATTAGATTTTCTAGAAACTCCAATCGGACAAGTTTATGTTAATTCGCAGTTCTATAACATGCCTTATGAATTTGATATTCTAGAAAATACAACCATACAAAACAAGCCGATTGCAATGTATATGTTTGAGTTTGAACACAAATTCGACCAAGATGATTTATCTCATATGTGGCAAAACTTGATGCCAAAATTAGGGACACAAATGGAATTTGCAGAAGCAAGTATAAAACATCCTCTGCTAACAACAGAATTACTTGCATCAAATGTCCCACAAATTCCTGGAACTCCCGAGAAAGCGACAATACCAGATAGGGTTAAGTGGCTTGTCTTCAAAGTCAAACAAAAAGCAGTGAAAGATTACAACGAATTATTAAGAAATGATCCAAAATTAACAAATAGAGAAAAGAAGTATTCATTCAATTGGCCATATGATTACTTCTCTATTGTAGAGTTGGCCAACATTTCAGCAGAAGTTGAATTTGGCGGAGAACAAATAGCACAAAAAGTTATTGATAAAGAAAATCCACAAGTTGCTTCCGGCCTTATAGGAAACGCTCTTAATAGCAATAATCTAACTGGAAGATTGCAAGCTTTGGCAAATCAGCAAGGAACCGCAGAAGCACCACCACCAGCACAAGCAATACCGCCAGCAGCGATTCCACAAACACCAGCAGGAAACAAAAATATAAATAGAGGGTAATTAATATATGCAATATTTTAATCCAATAGAAGATGTGCTGGATATTCAGCTTACACCTTACGGAAAACAACTTTTATCGCAAGGAAAATTTAAGCCAGCACAATATTCTTTTTCTGATGAAGATGTTTTATATAATTTGCAATCTGCTAGAAAAACAGAAACTCAAAATTCTGCAAACGAAAGAATTATAAACGAGACTCCATATACAAAAACAAACCCCAGAAACGATACATGCGTTCAATCTACTAATATAGAAACCGATCCATCAATTGCACAGAACAATTTGCTTGATTCAGTTAAAGCAAAAATAAAATCACTTGGTAATTCAGATCTTGGACAACAGAGTGCTCCAAAGACAAATATATATATTTTAGAAGGAACGATTAGTGGATCAAGTGAATTTTTGATTTCTCCAACTGCTACTTTGACTACCCTTGGCCCAACCGAAGGGCATGATATGATTAATATTCCGCAAATAGATATTGAAATACTTTACAGATCTACTATTACGGACAACTTTGTAGAAGAGAAAGGTTTTTTGGATAACTTTTTAAACACACCAACAAATTCAGATGATGCAGGTAAATATACCAGAGAAGGTGTAATAGGAGATGAATCATATACAGATGGCGGATATGTGTATGTTACGAGACAAAAGCTATTCCTTTTGCTGGAACAAGAGAACTCTAAAAATTCTTTTGAGAATTTTGAATTAGAAGTTTATGATATACAAGATGAGATAGATCCTGTGACAAAAACCAATGTATTAAGAAAGTTAAGGTTTGCAAAATCCGAAGAAGATATAATGGTTGAAAATGATATTCTCTTGACACAAGAGGAGATAGCGAGAAAGATTCGCATAATAGAAGAGAACGCAAGTTTTGCAGAAGATGATGCTCTACGAGATCCAGACGCCCCACAAAGGACGGATCTTGTCAGTTATTATCTTTCAGTAAGAACAGATGCTTACTCGGAGATAACAGATATTGAGGTCTGTAATTCTGTTAAAATGCTTAAAAGCAACAACTTCTCTATGGATATCCCGTTCGAATGTCCTGATAATGTGCCAGTGGATCAAAGTGTCTATGATATATATTATACTGACAACAAGCAGAATGAAAATTGTTAAACAAGGAAATGAATAATGACTTTAAATTTTAATTCTTTTTTGGACACTTCAATACCAAGAGTATATTTTAAAAATATAACGATTAAATCAGTTCCGGTACAACCGCCAGCGATTTATGGGCAACCAATTTCTGATACATATAAAAATGTAGCACTAGATATAGAATCTTTTATAGTAATAGATTCCGAAATGGAAAGGACTATAAGAGATAACAAATTGTTAGATGTTTATTATGCAGTAATTGCGAACGCTGATCCAAATTTTGATATAAACCTAATGTCTGGTAAATATTATTTTGATCAATTTAATCTATTGGTTAGAGAATCTAATGGCACAATAATACCGATTCCACCAGTGGTTAGTGGGAAGATTCCTGCAACAGACATATATTTAAAGAGTGTTAATGTAGAATCTTTTTTATCAGATAGCGAATCCGATTACGATTCAGAAGCTTTATTTGACAGCGGAATAAGTGAATATAATAATTTATTTTTTAAAAATTCAGAATTTACGATGTATAAATATAATTTTACAATGAATTGTAGCGTTAAAAATAAAGATAATTTATATATGGTTGCCATGTTTGTTGCCCAAGAACCAGACATTGTAGGCAATACAAAGTTCTTTGACCCTATTAGACAGCTTTATGGTCCAGTATGTGCAGAATTAGTACTAAACAAGAATATGAGGATCCCAAGGAGCGGTCTTACGAGATACTTAACTGATTCACAAAGTGGGCTGGTTTGGGCAGGAAGCAGTCATTCTCACCAAAATAATTTAATGGCAGGAATGTTGCACACTTCTATGCCACACGCTTCTTTGGTATCCAATCAGGCAACTTCTGTTTATAAGATATTGGATTCAAGAGAAGAACTTGAAAAGTCAATAACATTACCTAATGATTTTATTACTACCACAAGAGAACAAGGGCTTATATATGACTACATAAAAGAGCAAATAGAACTCCCTGACCCATCTGGTGCAGAAGAAGAAATTGGTATAATAAGGTACTAAAAGGAACAACAAATGTCTATACTTAATAGCGAAATATATTCTTCTATAAATGAAACAGGAAATTTAACAAATTTATTTTTTGTCAATATATCTAACCTATTAACTACCAGATCCAGTGCTAGAAATTTAATTAAAATACTTAAAAAAGATGTGGTCAATCGAATGGTAGGAGAAACTACTATAAAAGAAGTTTATATAGAAAGGTTTATAGATGATCCAAATACTGAAATATATGAGACAATATGTGATTTACGAAAAGATAGCGTAGATGAAAGCAGGCCGGGAGTATATTTGTCTCCGTCTTTGTTTGTTGAACAAGAACCTGAAAGAAAAAGTGTTTTCAAAAGAATACCGAATCTATCTTTTGTAAATCAACAAACAACAAAAGCATATTCGTTTAAAGACTACATGAACAATTCTAGTCTTAAAAACAATTTTCGTTATAGAATAGAACTTACATTTACAGATGGTATGCGAATATTTTTAGATAATATATTGAAAACATTTAAAAATTATATAAATTCTTTAAACGAAATAAAGACGATTTCCGAGAACGAAAGATTAATGTTGCAAGCCGGTACTTATAATTTAAATAATTTTAACAAAAGAGGGTTACCAAACGCTATTGGTCTAGACAGAGGATTGACAAAAATAGTCAATTTTTATTTTGATATCCTAAATCTATTAAACAACACAAATATTCAAAATTTAAATATCTCAACTTTAAAATCAGAACAGATTGGTAAAATCTCGTTTGTATCTGGAAAACACGAATACTTAATAGAATTTTATAACAAATTTACCAATTTATATGAATATTTCAATAACACAGCCGATGAAGAAGCAAAAGATATACAATTACTTGGTAACGACAAACCAAGAAGAGGTATGAAAACCAATTCGAAAAAAGAGAGTTTAAAAGAGATTGATTTAATAATCACTTCCAATAATGTCGATCATTATAAAAGTTTTGATGGCTTAATGAGCTATGTGATGGAAACATCGGCAGAATCCGACACAATATCTATTGTGACAAAAGCGAACTTATTTAAAGACGCAATACTTGATCCTACGACTGATTCTTTGAAGAAGAAAGCTTATAGCTATATAAAAAGAGGAAAAAAAGAAAATATAAATAATAGCGTTGATGCTATTATAAGTTCAAATAATACTCAAAAACAAATTCAATCAACAAAAGCTGTGCCTTTTTATCAAGAAACAGAAGACATAAACGAAGATGAAACGGATTCGTTATTTAATGCAATGACTTATCTTGCATCTATTGGGATCGTGGTAGAAGCAAATAACTCGTTGGGCAAGAATGGTGAAAATAGCACAAGAGCAGAACAATATTCAAGTGATTTATCGCAAGAAATAATCGATCTTACAGGTAACACAGATGAATATACAGATATGGAAGCAGTGAAATTTACAGAATTGCCAAAAACAATGATTGAAATAGCTAAAAATCATTTATTGAATGACACATTTATAAGTAAAGAAAAGAAGCCCATATACACAAATTCACTAGATGTATTCGACCCTTCTATGGTTAATGATATAGAATATCTTTCTGGATTTGATAGTGGAAGAAGTCCTTATAATTCTTTCATTCCATTATGGAAGCCTATAACTAGTGCTACTATGAATCAAAAGGGATATTTAATTTGTAGGAATTACAATAGAACAAACAATCCTTTGACTAATTATTTGAGTATAAACGAATACTTTTTACTTTACTTGGGATAAAAAATGGATCCAGAATTATCACTTTTGTTAGAACAATTGTTTTTTGGCAGAACAATGGAAATAACCCAGCCTTTGCAAGTGACTACATTAGGTACTGATTTCGGAGCCTCTGTTGTTGGAGTTCAGAATACAGGTGAGAGCAATTTAGCAGCTTCCGCATTGGACTTGGCAAGACAAACTTCTGTTAGAAACTCTCCAACACTATCAGGAGCTACCACAAATAATATCGGAAACATTCCTTCTGGTATTTCTAATTCTGTCATAGGAAGAATGACAGGCGGCGGATACTGAAATGACTCAAAAAATTAAAGCTGTTTTAGCAAATATGTTGCGTTCATCTGGCAATACCACAAACATAGATAGGTTTAGAGAGTCAATAGGTAGTTGGCAAAAAGTAGATAATGTTTCTACACAGCAAATAACATATGTCAAAAACGATAACAAACCTTATAATATAAGTGCGTTAGATCCAAGTTTCCAAATAAATTATTTTGTTGTCCCGACCACAGGCAATATGGCCATCCCGTTCATAGAGCAAATATATCGCAAACAAACATATAGAATTGAAAGGTTGGATGGTTCTTATCCGGCCCCAGAATCTTTGATCCCTTTCGGATATAGATTTACCAATTTCGCGATGGAAGATTCGGTTAGGTCTGTACCTGGACTGGATCCTATGGTATCTATAAAACAAAGTGATGTTCAACCTGGGATTTCTAGCACAAGAATTGATTTTATATATAAGACTGAAAATATCCAATATGAAGATCTGGCTTCTACTAATGTATCACAAGAGAAATCTTTGCCAAATTATTATGACATAACTTTATGGAACAGAGATATAAGTCCGAATAATGATCTTTATTCTTTCTTGCGAGATTCTTTAACCAAATATTCAGCCGATCCGTTAAAAGGTGCGTCAAAAACAAATATAGTTATTCCTTGTGATAACATGAGTTTGATAAATGAAGGTAATTCTTATATAACAGAAGAAAAACCTAATATTTTTAGTTCTCACGAAGTGTTGGATGGGGTGGCGACAAGAGAAAATACTTTTTCCCAAATCCCTTATTATGTTGATATAAGGGTGTCAGAAGATACACAAAACTCAAATCCATCAATAGGTACATCTGGGCAAAAAGAAAATAAGAAATTTATTAGAAATAATATAATGTTTTTTCCGAAGGAAACGATAACCTCTTTGGATTTGCAAGATGAAAAAACATATGACAATAACTATGATTTAAGTGCTCTATTATCAAGATGGCATTTACAAAATAAAAACATAATTAATTTAAAAGATAATATAACTTATAAGTTCGATACACTTCCTGTTACTACATCCGAATTTTATACATATGATTTAATAACTTGGCTAAACCAATACGCTCCATCGGTTGTTGGTTTGTTACCGCCAAACATGAGTTTCATAGGCATAGAAGAAACAGCTTGCAGTAGAATGATACAACCAACCCAAACAAAGATGGTGTTGGTACAATATGCTTTAAAGAAAATATTAAATGCATTTTCCAGAATTGATGTTGAAAACGAAGAAGGGACTTATCAGAATTTTTTGCCACAACTTTATAGTGCAAAAGAAATGATTGAATGTGGTGGTCTTGGATCTAGTGAGACACTTTTCTACAAAATTGAAAAATTCATAGGGCAAGGAACAAACACTACTCCAATTCAAACAATAATAATTCCACACTCTGACTTTGGAACCAGATATATTGATACACAAGTATCTTATGATTATTTATATACATACAGGGTTAGCGAAGTTAAAGCCGTTATGTATTGCGAGTATGAATACAGATTAAGTGAAAGTTCTCGTACAATGAATGATGATATGTATCTTGTCGATATATATCAGTATCCAAGAATAAAGATTATAGAGATTCCAATATCCACAAGATCTGGAAGAATCTTGGCAAATCCTCCAAATATACCACAAATTAAAGTGCTTCCAACAAGAAAGAGCAAAGACAAATTTAGAATTTTATTTCAAAATGTCTATGGATCTAGTATGGGGGACACTAATAAAATATTGTTAGCAAACAATCAAACATCTTATTTGGAATTATTAAATCGAGAAACTTCTCAAAGTCCTATGATATTGCTGGATGATAAAGTTGGAATACAAAGTTTCCACATATTCTATACAACCGAAGATGATGTCAGCAAAGCGGTAACACATCAAGATTTGTTAAATAAACAACTTTACTCCGTATCCACAAATGAAGCGGATTCAGCGACAATAAAAATGTCTTTAAGACCAAATAAAAAATATTATTTGTCTTTTGTGTCGTTGAATAGATTAGGACTCGCATCTCCTGGGACGGAAATATATGAATTTAAACTTGTAAGTGACTCTGGTTTAACTTACTTGGATTTTAAACCATATGTGTATGATATGGATAAAGAGATATATAAGGATTCAAAAACAGCACAAAAGCTGATATCCATATCACCATCAGGATTACAAGGATTGCTAGATTTCATAGCGCCAGAGCCTGGTGAAGTTACTATTGATTCTAAAACACCTAATTCAAAAGGGAAGCCAGTATCATTTGGTAATCAACTAGAAGATAAATTGTTTGCAAAAGCAGGAATAGGTGAAGGCAAAGTACTTGGCAAAAAAATTAAAGTTCGAATAAAATCTAAACACACTAATCAGACTTTTGATATAAACTTGCATTTTAAACACGAAAGAGTTGAATCAACTTTCGATAAAACAAGACAATCAACTACTTTGTTAGAAGAGCCAATCGAAAACCCAAATACAGGTACTGATGAAATCACTATGTTGAATAATGGTTATATATCGCTATCAAACGGAATAACTGGGTATGCTTGTGGAAGAGATAGCTATAATTTTACTGATTTCTATTACCCAGAAAAACCAAAAGACGATCCAAGACCAGAAAGTACCATAACATACATCCCAGATACTGGATACCCAGATGTATCTTACCCAGATCCATCGACCCCACTCCCAACACCGCCAGGTATTAGTGGAGTATATCCACCAACGCAAGGGAATAATTTGCTGTTCGATCCAAATGATCCAAGTCAAAGAGTATCGCTAGAATCATCTACTGACGCATCTACCTCAAATCAAGGTTTAAATAATCCTTTAAACCGATAAGTTATTTAAAGAGTTTTTATTTAATCAATACTATTTAAAAGAGAAATAGGAGAAAATATGGCATTCCTTGATAATTCCGGCGATATTATACTAGACGCCGTTTTAACTGATACAGGAAGAATGAGAATGGCAAAAGGTGATGGTTCATTTAGAATTGTCAAGTTTGCTCTTGGTGATGATGAGATTAATTATTCAAGATACAATCCAAATGCTGCATCTGCTTATGCAGATCTTGAAATTTTGCAGACCCCAATTATGGAAGCTTTTACAAATAATGTCGCTTCAATGGGTTCTAAACTTATTACAATCCCAAGGAATAATGTATTCTTCTTACCAATAATTAAAATCAATGATGTTTTCAGTAGCAATACCAAACTTAATACAGAAAAAAGAGCATTTGTTGTCGCTGTTGATAAAACCACAGAAGATGAATTTGCAGTTTCTACTGCCGGAACTCCTATCGATGGCGTTTTGAAAGGCGAGAATCCTGCTGGTGGCGGAAATTATATTCGTTTGGACCAAGGTATTGATACCACAAGGATCTCTCAAAGAAGAATTTTGGATGCAGCTTTGGTTGAAACTTCTTATATGATCGAAATTGACCACAGACTCGGTACAATAGTTTCTCCTTCAAGTACAAACACGATTGCCGCTCCTCTATCTTATATCGATGACGATTTGGTTGCTACTTATTCTTTATCTTTGAGTACAGATCCTGAATTCGTTATGAGAAATTCTGATATTACCGAGTGTGGTGGTAACCAAACTATTTGTGGTCCAAGAGGTACAATGTTACAATTCAAAGTTCTATCGTCCCTTGAATTGAATACGAGCACATACTTGTTTGATACTCTTGGAATCACAGAGACACTAGCAGGCAAAACAAGTGCCAGCACCTCCGTCAGATCTATTGACACAACAATAAGAATTGTCGGCGCAACAACCGGATATCGTATTGATATTCCAGTTAAGTTTGTAAAGAAAATCTAATTAAATAGGGAACAAAAATGGCTGTAACATATAAACCAATTGATAGACAAGATATATCATCCGTAAGAACTAGATTACACGAAGCTATTCCAATTACAGGTTCAATTGTAAGCGGAACTTATGCAGATGGCAATATTAAAAACTATGCCCACTCTATGTTCCAGTCGGTTTATGATTATCCTTATTTAAGTTCTTCTGCTAACCATATTTTTGATTTAACTTATGGATTATCAACACTTACAACTGGATACGGAAGTGTAACCATCCAACCACAAAAGAAAGCAAACATCTATAATCAAATGTCGCAGCTTTTGGTAGGATACGATACAACTGGTTCAATAAGACAATTTGATAGAGATGGTATATTTGATGGCGATACTGCCGCTACCGCCTCTATCCAAAGAGCTATCTTTATGCCTTTGTCGAGACTTTTGGTAAAAGATGAAATAAAGAAAGAATCCTTCTCAATGACGCTTGGTGTTTCTTCTTCGTACAATGCTGTTTTTGATCAACAAATTGTCATAACTGATTCTGCATCTTTAACAAATTATAGAACAAATTCACCAGCAGGCGAATATGCTTTGCTATATGCTAGCAATTCTGTTGGAAATGCAATGGGTGCAACACTACAAGCAGGTCAAGCAAACGCAAGACCAGTTGGCTTGATTTATTATCAAGCTGGCATTGTTGTATTAAATACACTTATGTTTGCCACAACTTCAAGTGATGGTATTATCGGAAATGATCACTCTACACTAAACTGGCTTTCTTCAAGCGCAGGCGGAAACATAACAATTGCTAGTGCATTAACAGGCAGCACCATCCCAGTTATCTCTGATGGATTTAGACGCAGAATAGCGAACATTTCTTTCAATAACACAACTGAACTTAATTCAACAATTTATTTCTGCCGTGTTGGAAATTCAGATTTTAATTATTCTTCCAACCCAACTTATCTAACTGGTAGTCAAATAGTTGTTAAGAATACGCCAACTGACGATCCTGTCGCTTATTTTACAACAGTTGGTCTATATTCCGCTGATAATGAATTGTTGGCAGTAGCAAAATTGTCAGAACCATTGAGAAAAGACCCAACAATCAGCCACACAATTAGAGTTAGACTCGATTACTGATACAAAATGATATGGCAATATATAAATATACAAATGACGAGGTATTGCTTAACAGAGTAAAAGCCTATCCAAAACATAGCTTTTATATCTTTGATGGCAAAGTTTATCACCAAAACCAACCAGAGTTATCTGGTGCTTTTGTAAATAATTTATATGATGTCCCTGTTGGTTATGAAAGTTTATATCAATTAAATGTTGATAGAAAACAAGTAAATACTGGCAGATTTATTGGCAACATAGATACTGATGTTAGTGGTAATTTACAACAAGTAAGAGATACAAATTTAATATATCCTTTTCTGATTAAAAATAGCAGCGGTGATTCTTTCAAGACGACAACGGAAGCTGAATACGCCGCTCTTCCTTATGGCGCAGTTATGTCTAGCAGTTATTTGATTTCTGCTTCAATAACTTCTCAAAGATTCCCAAGCGATTATATAGATACGGCTTTGTATAATAATGCTGCATTTGAAGTATTATATCTTTATTATACAAGCTCTAATCCAGATAGACAAGTTGCTTTAAGCAACATGAAGCCAAACTATTCTGGTTCAAAAATTCATGCACTAGAAAATGTATTAAAAGATTATAAAAGATATTCTCCAAAATTTGAGATAAGTTCATCTGTATCGAATTATAATATAAGAAGAAACCTTATTGATAATTTGGGCAACTTTACAATCGAACCATTCGCTCCTTATAAAGAAGGATATAAAATATATGGTGATCACAAAATAGTGGAGATCCCAAGTTTGTTTTTTGGAAGCTCTATTAAAAAAGGAACTTTATCTCTTAAATTCTTTGTAACAGGAACTTTGATTGCAGAACTACAAGATTATAAACAAAACGGAGAATTAATTCAAGTAAGCGGAGGATACTCGTCAGCAAGCAACGGAGATGTTGCTGGTGTAGTTTTATATAAGCACGGGATTATAATACTTACAGGTTCTTGGGATTTGTCAAACGAACAACTTTGGTATGGATATTACTCTGACACCACTGATAAAGCAAGACCAAATTGGACTTATTGGGGTGCTGGCGGAAACGATGGAGTAACACCAGCGATTGGTGTATCACCTTCTGCAACCGGCTCTTTGTTCGCAAGTTCAAGTTTTTCATTAGATTTCCAAGGAACAAATTATATCAATACCATGACAATGTTCTGCAACGCTCCAAAAGGAGAATTAAATTGGTCAAATAATCCAACCTTCTTGCAGACAAGTAGTTTTGGATCTACTGGTGTTGGAATGATGACTGGTTCTTATTTGGTATCTACAACGGATAGAACAATAGCAAATATTGTTTCGTCTTCTTTCTCAAATCATTCTGCCTCATTTGAAAAAATTACTTATATCAATAAAGTAAATATCTACGACGATATGGGCAATCTAATCGGCGTAGCAAAAACTTCAAAACCAATAAAGAAAACAGAAGACACCGACTTTACATTTAAGCTAAAACTTGATATGTGATTAAATGATTATTGGTCTAGATGTTTCCTCGTCAATTGTCGGCTGGTGTGTTATCGAAGATTCAAAGATCCTGGAATACGGATCTTGGGATCTTCGTAACAAAAACAAGTACGATAGTTTATTCAAGAAGGGAACAAAAATTAAATCAGAGTTAGATTTAATTTATAACAAATATCCAGAAATAAAGAATGTCTTTATTGAAAAATCCTTACAATCATTCCGCTCCGGTTTTTCATCTGCCCAAACTTTGTCAACTCTCTCCACCTTCAATGGCATCGTGTCGTGGTTGTGTTATGAGAGGTTTGGGACGGAACCAAACTACCTATCCGCCCCTTCTGCTCGTAAGTCAGTTGGAATTAAAATAGAAAAAGGTCAAAACGCAAAAGAAGTCGTGGTTCAGCATTTATTAGAAACCGAACCAACTTTCAGCGTTGAACTAACCAAATTCGGTAATTACCAACCCGACACATTCGACAAAGCAGACGCAATCGTAATAGCAAAAGCGGGTGAATTGTGGATCAAGAAAAACTCAAAATCTTAACTTCCTTTCTTGGACCTTACAGCAGACAAAGCGGTGAGGTCCTGTTTTCTTGTCCATTCTGCAAACACCATAAAAAGAAATTAAGCATAAACATTGTTAAAAATGTCTATAAGTGCTGGATCTGCGATGCAAACGGAAAGTCCCTTGCTAAACTGGTTCGTCGCTTTGGTAATGTCGATGCAAAGTTTCGGTGGTCCAAGTTTGAGGACAAAATCGACATTGGCGACTTCGACCATTTGTTTGAAGACCAAAAACCTGAACTAGAAGTTATTATCAATCTTCCAGAAAACTATGTGTCTTTGGCAAACAAAACGCTTCCCATTACAGCAAAGAACCCTATGAACTATTTGCTGAATAGAGGAATAACAAAGAAAGACATTCTTCGCTGGAAGATTGGTTATTGTTCTGACGGCGAATATGCTAATAGGATTATTATTCCTTCGTTTAACAAAGAAGGTTATGTAAATTATTTTGTTGGTAGAACTTGGACAGGCGAGTTTCCAAGATATAAAAATCCACAAGCAACAAAGAACATAGTGTTTAATGAATTGTTTGTAGATTGGAGCAAACCTATCGTTCTAACGGAAGGTGTCTTTGACGCAATCAAAGCAGGCAACGCTATTCCTCTACTTGGATCAACTATGAAAGAAAACTCAAAGGTCTTTCAAGAGATAGTAAAAAGAGAAGTTCCAGTTTATCTTGCTCTTGATCCTGACGCTCAAAAGAAAACAGACGCAATAACCGAAATGCTTTTGTCTTATGATGTGCCTGTTTATTCTGTTGATGTTTCTGATTATCAAGATGTTGGAGAAATGGAACCAGAAGTTTTTAAAGACAGGTTAGAAAAAGCAACTTTTATTGATCAAACCAACTATTTACTTACGAAAATGCTTCGTTCTGTGAAGTAAAGGAAAATCTAAATGCAAATCACCAAAGCAAGATTAAAGCAAATAATCTCCGAAGAATACGAAAGAGTCCAAGAAGAAATGCACGATGGAAACATTGATCGTGTTGATTCAGGCGAACCACCACCAGATATGCTTGGCGACCCAGATTACGAAGGTGAAATGGCAAGAACAGAAATGTTGAGAGCAGCAAAATACGCAACTCAATTGGTTCAAATGATTGGCGACACAGATCAACTCCCTGCTTGGGTTCAATCAAAGATTACAAAAGCAGCAGATTACATTTCAGTAGCAAAGCACTATCTTGAAAGCAGATCAGAACTAAACGCTATGGACCAAGAACAACCAGAAGATATGGGTCCAGAAGAAATCGAAATCGTCGGTGAAGATCTGGATGCTGGTTGAGAAGAAAGAACTTGATCAGTTGATCAAGGAAGAGATAGAAAAACTATTAAACGAATATGTTGTTCCAGTTGGATTTACTTTATCTGACTGGAAGTCCTATCGCACAAGACACAAAATAACAAACGCCGATTACCACAGAAAGCACCCTAAAAGACGCTGGAAGGTGGTTCACGGGCACAGCAAAGGCGAGATAGGTAAATCCTTGCCGGGAATGGCAGATATGTCCTATGCCGAAGCAACAAAAGCACATTCAGCAATTGCAATAAACAAAGGATAATAAATGAAAAACGATATGAAACTTATCCTTGAAAGATGGGACAAATACAAAATTAACGAACAAACCGAAGCTCAACCAACAGGTATTAAAACTTATGGAGATCTCAAAAAGGTTCTACAAGCAATTGAATTGAAAAGAGTTGGAAAGTTGGCGGCAGAAAAAGTAGTAGGATACCTGGGAGGATTAATTCCGGGAGCATCGGCTATTATTAATGTGGTAAAAGACGCAAAAGACACATTTGATTTTGTAAAGTCGGTGTATTCAGCAGATGACAATTTCAAAACCCAATCTGGTTTAGATCGCTTGAATGTTGATGATAATGTTAGTGCCATTGTGGATGATAATATCGAAGCGGCCTTTTTAAAGTACCTTACTGCTGCTCTGATGAAAATGAATGATGCTACCCCAATTGATGATTGGAGCGCAACACAAGAATTACAAAAATATCTATCACAACAATTCCAAGGACACGCAGTCAAGAAGTGATTGACTAGCGTAGTCGGACCGGTTATGGCGTGAGTGAAATACGGAGGATCTGTGAGCATCAAGATTGCCCACATTGCGGACACTCACATTCGCAATTTTAATTATCACAAAGAATACAGAGAAATCTTTGAGCAAATGTACAAACAACTTGCCGAAGAAAAAGTAGATTACATTGTTCATTGCGGAGACATTGCTCACACAAAAACTCAACTATCACCAGAGTTTTTTGATTTAGCAAGCGACTTCCTAACCAACTTGGCGAACATAGCACCCACTTATGTTATTTTAGGAAACCACGACGGAAACCTAAAAAACTCAAATCGCCAAGACGCAATCACACCGATTATCCAAGCATTAACTCACCCAGACCTTAAACTATTAAAGAACTCTGGCGAAGTTGTTGTTAGTGATAAACTTGTTTTTAATGTTTTATCTATCTTCGACAAAGAAAACTGGGTAAGTCCAAGCAACCCCAATCTAATTAACATTGCTCTCTATCACGGAGCAATCGCAGGATCACAGACCGACCTTGGTTGGACTATGAAGGAGGGGGACGATGATATCGACATTTTTGCTAATCACGATTTCGCTTTTCTTGGCGATATCCACAAAACCAACCAAGTTCTAGATTCAGACGGAAGGGTCAGGTATCCTGGTTCTACCGTTCAACAGAACTTTGGCGAAACAAACGATAAAGGTTTCTTAATCTGGGAAATCGAAGATAAAGACACATTTGATTGTCGTCTTGTTTCTTTGAAGAATCCAAAACCTTTTATCACGATTGATTTGATTAACGGCGAGATTCCCAACAATCTGGAAATCCCGGATAGTTCAAGGATTCGTGTTGTAAGCGACATTACCATTCCCAAAGACAAAATCTTAAAAGTTATTGAAACAATAAACAAATCTTATCAACCAGAAAGCGTTGTTTTCTCTGGTAAGTCAAAAGCAGAAATGTCTGCTAATGTTGAGAATCACAACAAAATCGATTTGCGGGATAATGCCGTTCAAGAAAATCTTATTAGAGAGTTCTTGGATAATCAAAATCTTGAAGAAGAAACAATCCAGAAAATCTTTACTCTTAACAGAGAGTTTGGTAAAATAGCAGAAGAAACAGAAGACATAGCAAGAGGAATCAACTGGAAAGTCAAGAACTTTGAATGGTCCAATCTGTTTAACTACGGAGAAGACAACTCAATAAACTTCGACAACTTCTCTGGATTGGTTGGAATCTTTGGTAAAAACTATTCAGGTAAATCCAGCATTGTAGATTCTATGATTTACACTATCTTTGGCTCTTCTTCCAAAAACGAAAAGAAGATTGTCGATATTATTAACCAAAAGAAAAACGACGCTTATGGCAAAGTTGAGATTCAAGTTGGGGAAGACATTTACACAATCCAACGGAAACTTACCAAAACAAACAAAAAGAAAACCGAAGCAAAGTCGGAGTTAGATTTCTTTAAGACAAACCTAGCAGGCGAAGTCGAAAGTTTAAACGGCATTTCAAGAGTAGATACAGACAACAACATTCGCAAAATCTTTGGAACAATAGAAGATTTTATGAGCACAAGTATGTCTAGTCAGTTGGATAGTTTGTCATTTGTTAGAGAAGGAAGCACAAAAAGAAAAGAAATACTTGCCAAGTTTCTTGATCTTGAAATGTTCGATAAGAAAAACAAACTTGCCAAAGAATCTTCAACAGATCTTCGCGGGGCAATCAAGAAACTAGAAGCAAAAGATTTTAATGCTGAACTTTCTCTTGCTCAAAGCGATTTGGAAACTTTTACTTCTCAAACATTAGCAACCCAAACCAAGATTGAAGTTTTAACAAGTGAAATCTCTGATCTAAAAGAAAAGATTGATGAACTAACAAAAGTAATAGATTCCAGACCAGGCAAGTTGGTTAATGGAATCGAAATGAAAGTTGAGTTCGATAAGTTAAAGTTGTCTATTGTTTCTTCGACAAGTCAAGAAATAGAAAACGAAGCAGTTCTTAAAAGCAAAAAAGAACAACTTAGAAAGATTGAAACATTCTTGTCTTCTGTCGATATTAACGATCTTAAAGTTAAACAAACAAAAGCAGAAGATTTTACAAGAAAGTTGGACGCATTTAACACAGAACTTCGCTCAATCGATAAGAAATCACAACTTCTAAAAGAAGTGCCTTGCGGAGATCAGTTTAAAACTTGTAAGTTTATCAGGGACGCTTATGAAGCGGTTGATTCAAGAGAAGAAATCCAACAAAAAGTAGAAGAAATAAACAAAGAACTTGGGTTTATGGATAAGGCAACAATCGATTCCAACATTAAGAAATACAACGAAATCCTTACCAAGAAGTTTGAGGTAATCCAAACAATCGATCAAACAACAATCTGGCAAGAACGACTTAATCGAGAGATAGAAAGAAAACAAAAAGAAGCAGATTTATTGGAAGCGCAACTAAAAGAATATGAAGAAAATAAAGAAGCAATAAATAACATTACTTTGTCTATCTCAAACAGAGGAATCTTTATGGACAAAAGATCAATCAAAGAAAGAGAGATAGTTTCTTTAAATGCTGAAATCTTAAACATAGCAAAAAAGATAGGTTCAGCAGAACAAAGAATCGAAACAATCGAAGAACAAAAACAAGAGTTAATGAATCTTAAAAAAGATTATCTTGCTTATGAAATGTTTATGAAGTGTATGCATTCTAATGGGATTGCTTACGAAGTCATTAAGAAAACATTACCTTTCTTAAACACTGAAATCTCAAAGATTCTTACAAACATTACTGACTTCGACATTTTCTTTGAAGAAGAAAGCGACAAACTAGAAATCTACATTAAACACCCAGATCAAGATCCAAGACCTATTGGAATGGCGTCGGGAGCAGAGAAATCTATGGCAGGAATGGCGATTCGTTTGGGGTTGCTACAAGTGTCTAACTTGCCAAAAGCAGACATTATGATTTTGGACGAACCTGCGACAGCGTTGGACGAAGAGCATATTCAATCTTTTACAAATATGTTGGATATGATTAAATCTCAATTTAAAACAACTTTGTTGATTTCACACCTAGATAGTTTAAAAGATGTTGTCGATACAACATTTGAGATTACAAAAGAAGATAATTTCGCTTGTGTGAGGGAATAATGGAAGATAAAGATTGGAACAAGATTGCTCAACTTGAAAGAGCGATTGCTAAACGCTGGGGTGAGGAAGCAATCCAAAACCCCAAAGGCAACTGGAACGAAGAAAAAGAACAATCCTACAAAACACAGATTAAAGAACTTTGGGAAAAAGAAAGAGATCTAGAAGATAAAGAAATCAAAATTAAACAAGACGGGTTTTTTATTACTCAAAAACTACTTAATAGAGAAACCCACGCAAATAACTGCCCTGTTTGTAATAAACTAGGCAGAACTGCCAAAGATGATGTTTACATTATCAAGTTTGAATGTTGCTTTAACTGCTATGTTCAATGGGTAGAAGGTCGCGAAGAGCGATGGAAAACAGGTTGGAGACCAAAAACAAATGGCAACAGTACTTGAAGTAGTTCAAACAATCTCGCAAATCGTCGCTCACAGAGGCTACGATGGTGCCAAAGACGACAAAGGCGAACCCGTAAAGATCGGACTTAAAAGAGAAGAGGGCAATCCACTTCTTGATAAGAGAATTATGGACGGGTTTGGTGTCAAGTTCCACGGCGACCAACTTATCGTTACATACCACTCTGAAATTCTTTTAAGCGATATTTACGGAACCAAACTTGAAGAAGATGTAGATCAAAAGATTCAAGAAGTCGTAAATTTCTTAAAGAAAGAATACAAGGGAATTACCAAGAAAGCGCTAACCTTAACCCCAATTGACGAAGTTAAAGTTAGAGCAGAAAACTCGTCCAAAGTTCGCTACTGGGTTACTGCCCACAAAGCGTTCAAAATGACTGCGGAGGGTGTCGATCCGGTCGTGGCAGAATCAAAAGATTCAGTTGAAGCAAAGTTTAAAGCATTCCTTGAACAAGGTGGTTTGGGAACAAGACCAAAGAACGACACAAGAAAGGAATAATGGCTTCTTTAACAAAAGAAGAATTAGCAAAAGAAGTTCTTAAATGCGGTAAAAACCCTGTTTATTTTATTAAGAACTATTGTAAAATTTCACACCCTATGAAGGGTATTATTCCATTTTCTCTTTACGAATACCAGGAAGATCTAGTAAAAGATTTCAACGATCACCGCTTTACGGTCATAGTCAAGGCCAGACAGTTAGGCATTTCAACGGTAACCGCCGCCTACATTGTCTGGCTTATGTTGTTTTACCGAGATAAGAATGTAATGGTTGTTGCGACCAAGTTTGCCGTTGCCGCCAACTTGGTCAAGAAAGTAAAACAAATAATGAACAACTTGCCTGCTTGGTTAAGAATAGCAGAAATCAAGATTGACAACAGAACCTCGTTTGAATTAACAAACGGATCGCAAGTTAAAGCATCTTCCACCTCCGGTGATGCCGGTCGTTCAGAAGCGTTGTCTTTGTTGGTTGTTGATGAAGCGGCACACGTTGAAGGGTTTGACGACCTTTGGACCGCTCTTTATCCAACTCTATCAACTGGTGGTCGCTGTATCGCTCTTTCAAGTCCTAACGGTGTCGGTAATTGGTTCCACCAAACTTATATGAATGCGGAGTCAGGCAATAATGATTTCTATCCCGTTAATCTACCTTGGGATGTCCATCCAGATCACGATCAAACTTGGTTTGAAAAAGAGACAAGAAACATGTCTCCAAGACAGATCGCCCAGGAGTTAGAGTGTTCGTTTAACTCTTCGGGTGAAACTGTCATAGATCCAGAAGAAATAGCAAAAATGCTAGAAGGAGCAAAAGATCCAATATTCAAAACTGGATTTGATAGAAACTTCTGGTTATGGGAAAAGTACGATAGCAACTTTACTTATCTTCTTGTTGCTGACGTTGCGAGAGGCGACGGATCTGACTTTTCAGTGTTCCAACTTATGAAAGTTGAAACACAAGAAATAATAGGTGAATACCAAGGCAAACCAACTTTGTCAGAGTTTGCGACGCTATTAGATACAACTGGTAGAGAATTTGGTAATTGTTTATTGGTTGTAGAGAATAATTCACTTGGTATTTCTGTTCTTGAAAAACTACAAGAATTAAATTATCCAAATCTTTATTATTCTGTTAAAGGAACTCACGAATTTGTTGATGCTATTGAAGGACAAAATACAACAAATACTATTCCTGGATTTACCACATCTCAAAAAACAAGACCCTTAATTGTTGCCAAGTTGGAAGAGTTTATTAGAAATCGTCTAATTAAAGTGTATAGTACAAGACTAATTAATGAGTTTAAGACTTTTATCTGGGCCAATAACCGCGCAGAAGCAATGAGGTCTTATCACGATGATTTGATTATGTCTCTTGCTATTTCGTGTTGGGTCAAAGATACTGCTTTAACAGTAAATCAAAGAGAATTAGAATACAAAAGAAGTATGCTAGGATCAATGATGGTTTCAAGAGGCAATATCCAATCAACCATTCCAGGAATGCACGGACATAAAGTTAAAGGTTTTTCAGAAGAAACCTTGAAAAGAAAGCAAGAATATGATAACTTCATTTGGTTAATTAAAGGATAATTAATATGGCGAAAAACGACAGAAATCCAGCGAATCCAGAATCAGAATTATTTGTAAGATTAACAAGGTTATTCTCTGGTCCTTTAACCAATTACAAATCTCAAACACCTCGTCGTCTTCGCCGTCATCAATTAGATCAGTTTAATACTCGCTTCCGTTCGGCATCAGGCCAACAGTTCAAGAGATCTTCGTATTATCCTTTTACTAATATGCAAAACGCTCTTATGATTAACCACAATCGTACAGAGCGTTATGTTGATTTTGATCAAATGGAATACACGCCTGAGATTGCGTCTGCTCTTGATATTTATGCAGACGAAATGACAACCCACTCAGCATTACAACCAATGTTGAGTATCAAATGTCCAAGTGAAGAAATAAGATCAACATTGTTTTCTCTTTATCACAATGTATTAAACATTAATTCAAACTTGTTTGGATGGTGTCGTACAATGTGTAAGTTTGGGGATTTCTTCCTTTATTTGGATACAGACGAGGCAAAGGGAATTGTAAATGGTATTGGTCTTCCTTCAAACGAAGTTGAAAGATTGGAAGGCGAAGACAAAACAAACCCAAACTACGTTCAGTTCCAATGGAACTCTGCTGGTATGACTTTTGAAAATTGGCAGGTCGCTCACTTCCGTATTCTAGGAAACGATAAATATTCACCATACGGAACTTCTGTTCTTGAACCAGCGCGTCGTATTTGGCGTCAGTTGAATCTTCTTGAAGACGCAATGATGGCATATCGCATTGTTCGCGCCCCAGATCGTCGTGTATTCTATGTTGATGTTGGTTCAATTGCTCCAACAGAAATAGAACAATATATGCAAAGAGTTATGACGCAAATGAAGCGCAACTCAATTGTAGATGAAAACACAGGTCGCGTTGATCTTCGCTACAACCCACTTTCGGTTGAAGAAGATTATTACATTCCAGTAAGAGGTACAACTTCCTCTAAAATTGAAAGTTTGCCAGGCGGTTCTTTCACTGGTCAAATTGACGACGTTAAATATCTAAGAGATAAATTGTTCTCGGCACTTAAAATTCCTGCTTCTTATCTTGCGCAAGGCGACGGACAAACAGAAGACAAAACAACACTCGCTCAGAAAGACATTCGTTTTGCCAGAACCATTCAAAGACTACAAAGAGCAGTTGTGGCCGAATTAGAGAAGATTGGTATTATTCATCTTTACACTCTTGGTTTTAGAGGAGACGATTTGTTGTCTTTCTCTTTGTCGCTTAACAATCCTTCCAAGATTGCTGAACTACAAGAATTGGAACATTGGTCTACAAAATTTGATGTTGCCGCAAAAGCAACCGAAAACTTCTTCTCCCGTCGTTGGATTGCTGAACGCCTATTCAATATGACCGAAGAAGAATTCCTACGCAATCAACGCGAAATCTTCTACGACCGCAAGTTTGATGCTCAAATTGCTGGTGTTGCTGAAAGAATGCAAGAATCAAGCGCAGCAAGTCCGTTTGGTGAAAATCCAGAATCACCACTCGGCGCTTTGGGTGGTGGGGAACTCGGCGGCGGTGAAGGTGAAACTCCTGAACTTGGTGGTGGGGCAGAAGCAGAAGCAGGCGCAGAAGCACCGGCAGAAGAACCAGGGGCATTACTCGCCGCTCCGGGTGGTGGAACAGAAACCCCAGCAGGCGGGGAAGAAGGTGGCGCAGAAATAGAACCAGGCGCAATCACCTTACAAGAAGACGACGATGAAGTTGAAGTTGTAAGAGTAACTTCAAAAGGTGTTGAAAAGCGTCATAGAGGTCCTTCTGGGAAAACATACTACGAAGCAGAAAGACCAAGAAATACTGCAAATGTTAGAACCCAAAAAGAAATAGCAACAATGGTAAAACCAGAAGCAGTAGTTGGAAGAACTGGAAGATCAAGAAACCCAACGAAACCACAATTTACTCAGTTGGTAAAAGGTTCTGGTCTTGAAGAAACTATTTACAATCAACAAGAAGCAGAAATTTTAAGATCACAAATAGAAGTTAAAAAACTTCTTGAATCATTGGAGAAGAAAACAAAATGAGAGTAAAACATAATAAGAAAAGAAACACCGCTTTTCTTTACGAAGTTCTTGTAAAGTCATTGACGGTAGCGACTATTAAGCAAGACTTAGAACTTGTTTCAGAAATTAAAAATCAAATTCTTAACTTCTTTACAGTAGATAAAGTTTTAGGAAAAGAATTAAGAGCATTTAGAAATATTTACGAAACAATAAAAGCAGATGTTTATACCGCCCAAAGATTAATAGCAGAAAGTAAAAAAGACTTTAATGCAATCAATAAAACAGCTTCATTTAACGAACAAACAAAGTTGATTAACTGGATGAATAAAAGATTGGGTCAAGAAGTATTCAATCAATTTGTCCCAAATTACAAAACCCTTGCTTCTATTTCTCAAATATTTGCAAGCGAAACAGATACAAAAACAAGAGTTCTATTGGAAAGAAACATTCTTGGTTTAATGGTCAAAACAACCCAAGAAGTTGTCAAAGAAACAAAAATGGAACCATTGGATAATCTTTCATACAAAACTTATGTAAATAAGTTTAACGAAAAGTATGGAGATCTTCTTGAAGAGCAAAAACAATTAATCAACAATTATGTTTTATCTTTCCAAGACGATGGATCAATGTTTAGATTATTCCTTTACAACGAACTTGATAGAATTAAAGAAAGTATCAAAAACGCCGTTGTTGATGATGGTTTGAAAGAATATTTAAACAAAACTTTAACTTTGATAGAATCATTCAAGACAAAACCGCTTGACGAAGAAGCTTTTGAAAAAATATTAAAACTTCAAGCTATTGCAAAGGAAATTGAATAATGGCTATAACAATCAAAATCGGTGATGCTACCAAGCCAGAAAATGTTTTTGTTTTGGAGCTTAATGTTAAGAGAAGTCCAACAGGCGATCTTATGATTTTTGATCACGATGATTTTGATATTATTATCCAACAAAAACCATTTACAAGGGTTCTTACAATCCCAAAAGCAAACAACTCAGAAGCGGTTTATCAATCATCAGATAGATTATTCAAATTTCTTTTAAAAAGAGGAATGATAAAACCAGATTCAATACAAGGCGGTTCCATTTACGGATCGCTTGAAGCAATCTACAAACCTTCTGATGAAAACTACAATATGGAAAATCTGTTCTTGATTAACATTCACGATTGGATGCAAGAAGAAAGACCATACATTGAAATCGCACAAGAACTTGAAGCAATAACACAAGATTCTCTGCTTGATCCAAACCAAGAAATGTCTACCGAACTTGGCGAAGTTCCACAAGAAACAACAAAAGGAACTCTCAGACCAGGATACAACTACGGTCCTTACTGGCAAGCATACACTTACGAATAATAATGGAGGAAAGATGCTACAACTTGCTTGGTTTATTCTGTGCTCTTACGGGCTTACTTACCTTGTTGTTTATGCTTCTATTTTTAATTGGGTAAGACCTTCAAAAGAATGGTTATGGGGTTTAGGTAAATTATTTCACTGCCCACTCTGCTTTGGTTTTCACGCAGGGTGGTTTTTATTTTTACTTTCCCCTTACACTGAACTATTTAATTTTGAACAAACAATCACAAATTTCTTTATTTGCGGTTGGACTTCGGCAGGCACATCCTACTTATTAAGTATGATAGTGAATGACTTCGGAATAAAGATTACCAAGGGAGGCCAAAATGACTAAGTGGATGTTACAACCAGTTCGTCGTTGCTGCAACGGAGCATAACTCGGGCGGGTTGCGCCCGCTTTCAACCAAGAGGATAATAAATGAGTCAGAAACTTTTAAGAGAATTCTATGAACTTTGCCCAGACGGATTTTGCCTTGACCTTCTAACGGAAGCAGAAAAGCGCGAAGTCTCGGATGGTCGTTCTGTTTATTTAATTGGCAAAATGCACGAAGCAGAAAGATTGAATGGAAACGGAAGAAAGTATCCAGTTCAAACTCTTAAAAGAGAAGTTCAAAAATATATGTCCGTCGTAAAAGACAACAGAGCCGTTGGAGAACTAGACCATCCAGACGACTCTGTTGTTAATTTAAAAAATGCGTCCCATATGGTTACAGAAATGTGGTGGGACGGAAATGCTCTTATGGGCAAAATCAAAGTTCTATCAACACCTTCCGGTATGACGCTTCGCGCTCTTATCAACGACGGAGTTAAGATAGGCATTTCATCTCGCGGTTTGGGTTCTGTTCGCGAATCTGCTGGCGCTACAATTGTTGAAGACGACTTCCAATTGATTTGCTTTGATATTGTTTCAGAACCATCAACACCACAAGCATTTATGGATAAAGTTGTCCGCGAATCAAAAGGCCAAGACAAAGTATCAAAGGTCAAATCTTTGATAGAATCAATTTTGAAAAAGTGATAAAATGAATATTAACGAAATTAAAAAACTATTAAAACCACTTATCAAAGAAACAGTAAAAGAAGTTCTCTTTGAAAGCGGTGTCTTATCTGGAATTGTTGCCGAAGTTGCAAAAGGTATGCAAGGACAAGTAATCCAAGAATCAAAGCAAACTTTTAAACAACCACAAGTTATGAACTCGGGTCCAACACCAGACGAAGTTAAAAGAAGAAAAAAGGAATTACTGGATGCGATTGGTAAAGATGCTTTCAAAGGCATTGATATTTTTGAAGGCGTTGAAAAAACAAGAATTCCAGAACAAGCACAATCAACACAAGGGTCTCCACTTGCTGGTTTGGCTCCTGATGATGCTGGTGTGGATATTTCCGGTATTGTTGCTCTCGGTGGAAAAAATTGGAATGCCTTGGTGAAAGGTAAAACAAAGTGAGACAATAGATGGCAATAGAGCATAAGTTTTTATCAATCGTAAACAGAACAGATACCACTGCTATTTCTACTTCTGATAAAGATCCTTTCATTCCTTCAAATCACACTTCCCCTACGATAGAATATGTTAACGATTCAAATAATTCAGTATCATATAATTCAGGAACTGGTGGAATAACAATATCTAGTGGCGGGTTTTATCATATATCTTTTTCGTGTTATTTAAAGGTTACTGGTACAACAGACAGAATTGTTACTATAAAATTTAAGAAAAATGGTTCTACAATCAGTACTTCAACAACAGTTTTGGAAAGTTCTTTTCACGATAACATAACAGAAAGAACTTTTACTTATTTTGGATCTTTTTCCGATAACGATACCTTGCAGGTCACAGTTTCAATAGGTGCTGGGTCTGATGTTGTTGTGTCAAAAGGAACTACCTTAACAATATTGGGCAATTCTACTTCTTTTGGAAATGCTGTAAGAATATCTGGCACTACTGATCAAAATTCTGGCGTAGAATTAAACCCATTTATTAGTGGTAGTCAAGGCACAAATTACACAACTAATACATCTGCCGATATTACAGTTAGCGGATCCGTTTTTAAATATACCGGAGCGGCAACAAAGTTATATATGGCATATGCGAATTTTCTCCCAACAACCACCAATACTACCGCCAGCACTCAAATAACATTCAGATTAAAAAAGAATAATACAACAAATTATTCAAATATAACAGTATTAGTTGGTGCATCTGCTACTAACAACAAACCATATGAAAGTACATTAACTTCTTTACAAAGTTTATCAACAAACGATTACATTGAAGCAACCTCGCTTCCGAATTCGCTTCCGATTTATCATATAGCAAGTTCAAGTTTCACAGTTTTAGATGTTAACGATGAAGCTTATATATCAATAAAAACAAATCAAGCTTCAAACACTATATCAAATAACTCGCCAGTAATTTTGTTCAAGTCTTCAAGTTACACATCTTTTACCGAACCTACTCAACTGGTTACAACAACAGGCATATCTTACAGTTCTAATACTGGATTGTTTACCATGCCAAGTGATGGATTTTATTATATTTCTTCAAACATGGTTATGAGTTCTGTGTCCGGTTCTGTTGATCATCTAACAGCAAGTTTTGCATTAAGGAAAAACGCATCGAATTGTACAGATGGCACTTCTATTTGGGATATGGTTGCCAAAGTTGATGCTCAAGAAGACCCAGTAGAAAGAACTTTAACAGGAATTTTTCAATTTGCTGCAAATGACACCGTTTTGCTGTGCGCAAATGCGACATCTACTCCCGGTATTACTTCAAATATAAATTCAAGTTTCACCATATTCAAAGTTGGATCCGTTGGCGGCGGCGGTGGAGGCGGCGGTGGAGGCGGAACCGCGAGAATAACTTCTTTTGGCAGCAGATCCGGTGGATTCTCTGCT